ACTAATTAACGGAAAATAAAAATGGATATAAATGAAATTGCAGAAAATTTAACAGAGCTTCTTACAAATACGGTGAACATGACTTCCGTATTCTATGATATATTTCTGAATCCAGAACCTATGGATGTGGATATTGATATGTTCAATAATGAGAATGAACTTGTAACAGTAACTATCCCTAACAGAGCTAAAGATAAACAAACAGCTTATAGTGGAGAAGGTTCTCCAGAAGGGATTCAAGTAGCTCCAGTAGGTTCAACTTATGTAGATACTCTAAATTCCGAAGTATATTTTAAAGTTGATGGTACAGATGCGTTTGGATGGGTAGTTCTCCCTTCTCAAGAAGCTGTGGAAGCAATAGCATTAAATTACCTTAGTACTAAAGGATATATAACTGAAAATGGACTAAGGCAATATTTAATTACAAACCAATATATAACTGATTCTATATTACAAGAAGCATTATCTCATAAGCAAGATAATTTAGTAAGTGGAATTAGTATTAAAACAATAAATTCAGAGTCTTTATTAGAGGCGGGTAATATAAACCTCCTTAAAAGTGGTGACAATATATCGGAGCTAAATAATGACCTCGGATATATTAGGGCAATACCCACAGCTACGAGTACAACCTTAGGTATAGCACGACCCGATAATAATTCTATTATTATTAATAATGGGGTATTGTCAACAGTCCAAGAAGTGCCTGTAGGACAACCGCAATTTACTTTAAATTTTGGAAGTTTACCAGTGAATTGTATATGGTTGGAAGGAGCCACAGTTTCTAGAACCACTTATGCTAAATTGTTTGCTATATATGGAACTACTTATGGAGCAGGCGATGGTAGCACTACTTTTACGTTACCTAATTTCCGTGGACAAGTTATATGGGGTGAAGTTACACCTGGGTATATAGGAGCTGGGTTGCCAGACCACCTGCATTGGATAACGTCAACATATAGTTTATCACAGTATATAGGTGGTTCGGGTGATACACGAGATTGGGTTCGTCCTAAAGTAGGTAATACAACAACTTATTCATCGTGGGCGAGTGCATCAAATGCAATATATGGACGCAGTACGACAGTTCAACCGCCTGCAATTAAAGTAAGATTCTATACAAGGTATCAATAGGAAAGTTAGAGACCGTATTATGAAAATATATAATTATGATAAAGATACAAAAGAATACATAGGGGCTAGTGAAGCTGATTTAGATCCCGAAGAAACAAAAGTGCAGGGTAAAAATATATACTTAATACCTGCCTATGCAACAGATGTAAAGCCTCCAAAAACTGGAAAAGCTGAAGTAGCTATATATGATGAAGGTTGGAAAAAGGTTCCAGATTACAGAGGCCTTTATATGGTTAATATGTATATGATTCCTGAAAAAGTAACTAAAATAGGGGAACTTGAGGAAGGATATGCAATTATTACTGAAGAGCAAATAGCCTTACTTGAAGAAAAAGGAACAAATTACTTTATTATTGAAGATGGGTCTTTGATAATAAATCCGAATTATGAGGAAGAAGAAGCAGAGAAAGAGAAAGCACGCATTTTAGCTCTTTCAATGACTCGTTCAGATTTCTTTGACGGGACTATAAAGGCCTTTAGAGCTACAGAGCAGATATTACACACCTCTGTAGAAACAGTACTAGCGGCTTTACCTATATCAGATATTGAAAAGTTAACAGCTATTAATAATTATGAAAATGCTTTAAATTTTTATAGAAAGCATACGTTATTCACTTTGTTAAGTAGTATGCCCATTCCGATTACTGAGGAATTATCAGTAACAATTACGTCTGAGCAGTGGGATAAATTCTTTGATGAAACCAATAAGAGAAACCCAGACGCTTATAAAGAGTTACTTCCTAAAGAAAAAGAAAGTTAAGTATGATTCAACCCATACAACCAAATAAGCCAGAACCTTCCTTTGGTATTTATATGAAGACCAAGAAGACTCAATACGGCTATTGGGATTATGGGATATATAAGGGACACAAGATAAGTATATTTCATGATAATAGGGATAATACGAAACTTCAGTATGTATCTCATAACGAGTTGGGAACTTGGATAAAGAGTAAATTGGAATATTTTGTTGATGGAGTAAGAAAGATACTAAGAAGTGAAGCAAAAGATAATAAAAGATAAAGAAGAAATAAAATGGAATAACTTTTGGATATCTGTGGCTAAATTCATAAGTGTCGGATTAGCTACGGGAAGATGGGAAGTAAAATTTACTTGGCGCTTCTAATTAAATTCTAATATATGGCGTACGTATTTTCAGACTTAAATGCTAGAGATGGCTTCGTATCAAGTTCAACAGATGTAATGTTGTATGATACGAAAGTTGTAGTGCAAGAAGCGTGGAGATTAATAACTACTGAAGAAGGAGAAGTGCCAAACTTCAGAAGTTACGGGTTAAGTTTAAAGAAGTATATTCAGTACCCTTTAACTAAAGACACTGTTAATACAATATATAATTATATAAAAGGAAGAGTAGAAGCTTTCATAGATAGGGCAGAGATATTAAAAGCAGACGTAGATGTTGATTTCAACTCAGGAAGAATATTCTATGAGTTCTATTTAAGAATGAGGGCAAGTGGAGACGTAGTGAAATTACCATTGTTTACAGTTCAAGTAGCTACTGCTTAATTTTATTCATTTATAATTAAATTTTAAATTCAGAAATGAAATTTAGGAAATTGAAATGGCAATAGATTTACAAAGTTTATCAATAACTTCGGCTTTTAATTCGATTGTTAGCTTTTTTAGAAGCCAAGAGAATAATACAAAATGGAGAGACTTAACAAATAGCTCAGAAGGAAGCTTCTTAATCCGTCTTCTAGCAAATGTTATGTCAGTCTTAAGCTACAGAATAGTAGCTCAAAGTAGGGAAAACTACTTATCCACAGCTGCCCTTACTTCTTCAAATGTAGGTATAGCTGTAAATTTAGGGTATTCAGCATTCAGAGGATCTAACTTAAAGAGGCTTGTTTACCTTATACCAAACGGTAATTATACTTTACCTAAATTCTCTGTTATTGGTTCCTATGACGCTAACCATACAATATTAACATTAGATGACGTAGATTTACAAGCTGGAGAAGTAGCTGAACTGAGAGTAGTAGTTGGAAATTTACGAGAAGAGTCTTTTACAGCAGGCACTTCTGATATAAAAATATTCTCTCTATTTACTACAGGGATTTCTGAAGATTATGTACTATTTAAAGATTCCGATGAAGTTCCCACTACAAAAGTAATAAAAGAAATGATATATGACAAATACTTAGTAAGAACTAACCCCTACTCTTCTGTAGATATAGCATACCTAAATTCATTTAGTTCTGCAAGGTATAAATACGGAACAGGTACAGAATTTACTATAAGATACGTAGAATTAGAAGATGTCCCTGTAGCTCCGTTTACAGATAACATGTTTAATTATGGAACTCTTCAAGATGTTGTAACAATATCCCCTTATCTACCTTTTGAGTCTGTGGATTCTATAAAAGTTATAGCCCCTCTTGACCATGAAATTCAGAACTTGATAAGGTCAAAAGTAGATTATGCAGGAAGATTAAGAGAAATAGTCCCTACAGTAATTGAGACTAACTATAAAGCACAAACTCCCACTTATACTCTTATAACTTACTTAGAGGAAGATGGAACATTATTAACAGGTTCTAAAGTCTATGAAGGAACTGGTGCTGAAAATAAAGAAAGACTTTCTAACACAGAGGTAGAGCAGGTTCACAGCTTATTGGAAAATGAGAATTTCTTCGGAACACCATTACCTGATTTAACAGTACCTAGAAGAGAAGTTGCAGACATAAATATTCAGATGGTTTTAAAAAATAAATATAAAAACATATCTGATATAAACTTAGATATAGATAATATATTAAAGAATAATTATAATAGGTCACTAGCTCCTAGATTTAATATATATGACTTAGAGAGATTGGTAGAGGAACTTTCATATGTTAAGTATGCACGAGTAGGATTTACAATAAATAGTCGAAAGACAAGTACAAATTACCAGCTTGGATATATTCTGTCCGAAGGTGGAAATTATTATAAAGTATCAAAAATACTGGGATATACGGGGGAAACCGAACCTGAAAATGGATGGGTAGTTCCACTGGTTCCCGGAGAAGCAATAGATACTCAGTGTGTAACTAAAGATGGAACAATATATTGGAGGTGCTATAAGAGACTTCCAAACATGTCTACAGGAAGCTTGATGAAGAGGCAGCCTAGTATGCAATTTGGATTAGGTGATTATATGTACCTTGAACAATATCCTAATTACATGTTTAAATGTGTAGATATTGTAAGAGAAAGTGGCATATCTCGTCCAGATACATCTACTTCTGTTATAGGAGACTTTATAGTTGACGGTGGTGTTGTATGGGCAGTAAAAGAAAGAGTTAATGAAGTTCCTGAGTGGCAGTCTTTAACTCAGTATCAACTTGGGGATTCTGTAAATGTAACAGGCAACTATTCTTTAGAATGTATTAGTTATACAGGAACCACAGGAACTGAAGAAAATATAGAATTTGAAAAATATGAATATGATATAGTTTCAGGTTCTCAAACGGCAAATTCTTTCTCCGTGGCGGGTAATGTGACATTCTACTTCCGAGCTAACGACGTAGTTCAGGCTCTATACAGTGAAGGCTCTACATCTTTTGTGGTAGTAAGTAGTGTATATGACGAGACTACTAATACTACATTAATAACTGTAACAAGGTACCAAGATGGCACGGAAGCACAGGTAGATCCTGAAAAAGCTTATACTAAGTTAATAGTAGGTCAAAGAGGAACTGTTGATGGCGGTATCTTATGGACATTGATAGATAATATAGAAGATGTTAAGTATGATTGGAATTCCTTTGTAACATTTACGCACACATTGGAAATTCTGGAAGGAGAATAAGATGAGTATATTAGGCTATTCATCTAGTTACTTTCTTCCACAATATTGGGCTAACACACCTCTGTATGGTGAAAAGTTAATTCCTTTATTGGATTACATCCTCTCAACTGATTATGAACATACAGAGGAGTTAGCCACTGCTTTTTATAATATAGAAAGTAAATATAAGAATACATCCGACCTACCTATAGATAGAATTGAAGCTATAATTGAGGAAAGTGGTTATGGCTATATTAGAAATTTATTAGGTCAAGATGAGGATGCTTTAAAATTACTTGTATATTTACTTGTTCTGATTCACCAACTTAAAGGAAGTAAGAGAGGTATCCAAACAGTTTTAGAACTACTAAGGAGCAATGAGGAAGTTATGACTTTATCGTTTGTAGGAACTCCTACTGTATCTGCTTCTAGTGAAGTATCAGGCTTCTCTATGTCTGATTATGTTGTTTATTCCAATTTTACTTTAGATTCGTCTAAGTTTGAAGTTAACTTTGAAATAAGGACTGGAGGTTCATTTAGTAGCCCTCAGTGTATAGCTTCTTCTCCAGACTATGGATTCTTCTTAGGGATAAACACGGACGGGAATATAGTCTTAAAGTTAGGACAACAAATGTCAGGACAAAGGGCTTGGCAAGAAATTAACGGAACTACAAATTTCATAAGTTCTAGAGCCTTACAAAGAAATACTAAATATTATATAAAATTCTCCTATGATGGTTCTGAGTATTCAGTCACAGTATCTACAGACGGAGATAGATATACTTATTACAATGTTGTTCCTTCAGCCACTCCTTTAAATATTACTGGAGGATATGTATATTTAGGTATAGATAAAAGTACTTTAGAGACAAGGTATCCTTTTGATGGGTATATTTCGTTAGCTCCGTTTTCAGTATCTTCTAATAACGTAATTCTAACTCAATGGTTTGAAACATTTCCAGTAGGTGAGGAGAATACTTTTGACGTAGACGCTGCTGTAGACGTAGGTTTGGTAAGTTCTAATTTCTTTGTAAATTTTGCTAAGTTCGTAGAGAAATATGTATATCCAACATTGAGAGCTTTTAAAGCAAGATTGTCTTTAAAAGGAAAAGTAGCTTTCATCCCTTATGTAAGGCAAAAAGTTACTTTTGTAGCTTCTAATTTACGTGACGGATTAGAACCATTCATGGTAGAAGAAGAGAATAACAGAGAGAACCATATCCCTTACGAGGTTAAGGATAATGATGGTGTTCATGAAGATTACTTTGTTCAAAAGAGTAATGAAGATTAAATTTTAAATTGATATGTATATAAATGGAATTTCAGGTTATTTATCTAAATTTGAAGGTATAGAAGTTGACGCCGCTGTTGAAAGAGTTCAGGGGCTTGACGAAGAGTTCGCTTTAAAGGTAGATAAAACTACAACGATTAATGGGTACTCCTTAGCAAATGACATAATTTTAACGTCTGCTGATGTAGGAGCCTTGGCTGATTCTGTAAAATACGGAGCTTCATTAAAATGGGAAAATAATATTATATATTTATTAGACCAAGATGGGGTAGTCTTAAATTCTCAATATATAGAAACAGAAAAAGCTAAGTGGGGAAATATTTACGGGTCTCTAACAGATCAGGTAGATTTAAAGGAAGCTTTAGATTCTAAACCAAACCTTGTTGGGAATAATAATTTTAATGGAATAAATTCGTTTAATAGTTTAAATGTAGTGAGTGCAGGAACGTTAAGAGTGGATGGAACTGCTACTTTTACAGGAGCTACTCTATTAGGGAGCCAAGCTACTGCTACAACTCAAGCAGCTTCAGATAGTAGCGACCTAGTAGCTACAACAAAATTTGTAAAAGACCAAGGATACGTACCTAATACAATTCAGATAAATGGGTACTCTCTTACTGGAAATGTTAATTTAACTTATAATGATGTAGGAGCTCTTCCAGATACAACTACTATTTATGATTTAACCACAGAAGTCCAACAACAAGCAATAAATTCAGGAATTAATGGAACTTTAACTTCTCAGATTACTGTAAACCAAGAAGATATAGCTTCTATAAATAGTAAAATTCCTACACAAGCTTCAGCTTCTAACCAATTAGCTGACAAAGATTTCGTTAATTCTTCAGTAAGCACAAATACGGCGTATTTTGATGGGGCTTGGGATACATATGAAGCTATTCCAACTGCGGAAGAAGGATTCGTAAATGCAGGATTCCCAGTTCCTACAAATAACAATTACTTAGTAGTAAGAGAAGATGAAACTCAAGATGGTGGAACTTGGAGGTATAAATACACAACTACTGGGGACGTATACAGTAAGAATAATTGGAAAGTAGAGTATCAGATAAATGAGGCTCCGTTCCCGCAAGCTTGGTTAGACGCCCTTAATTCTAATATTACGGCAGATTTAACTGCGCAAATTATTATAAATAAAAATGATATAACTGCCATAAATGGAACTTTAAGTAGCTTTGGAAACATAGTAACGCATGACGTGGCAGAGTTTGCCACAGCTGCTCAGGGAGCGAAGGCTGATACAGCTCTTCAAAGTATTAACAGTGCTATGATAATAGCGGCTTTGGGTTATACTCCCATTCAACATGCTTTAGTGATAACGGATTATACGGTGTGAGGAGAGATAAATGGCGAAATTATATTTAGGAAATAGACAGCTAACTCCAGCCGTATTTAAAAGTGTAGATATTAATAACCAAGATAAGACTATAACAGAAAATGGGACATATACAGCAGACGAAGGTTATACTGGGCTTGGTGAGGTTCTAGTAAATGTTCCTAGTAGTGGTATTGGTATAACAAGGGAAGTATCTTCAAGAGGTGTATATCAAATACCAAATTCACCTTTTACTTTTACCTTACCGAACAATGCTATAGACGTAGGTGATTACGCACTGCAACAAGCTTTTTATAATGGTTTTTTTCTAACTTCTGTAGATTTATCAAGTTTAATTTCTATAAGTGGAAACAGTGCAATGCAACAGGCTTTTAGTGGTTGCAATAAGCTTACCTCAATAGATTTATCAGGTTTAACCACTGTCAGTGGTACTGAGGGGATGCAAGAGGCTTTTAAGAATTGTTTAAGTTTAATTTCTGTAGATTTATCAAGTTTGACTACTATAAGTGGAAGTTATGCAATGCAACAAGTTTTTCTTGGTTGCAGTAAGCTTACCTCAATAGATTTATCAGGTTTAACTACTATAAGTGGCGATTATGCAATGAATCAAGCTTTTAGCTATTGCACGCAGTTAACTTCGGTAGATTTATCAAGTTTGACTGATATAAGTGGTACTAGTGTGATGTCTCGTCAAATGAACTGGGCTTTTTCTAATTGCACTTCTCTTGCTACCCTCTCATTCCCTGCACTTACTTCAACCTCTTTTGGTTCTTACACTACTCAGTTTAGCGATATGCTACGAGGTGTAACAGGTTGCACAGTTCATTTCCCAAGCAATTTACAGTCAGTCATAGGTTCATGGCCAGACGTTACAGCAGGGTTTGGGGGAACAAATACTACAGTACTTTTTGACCTACCAGCCACAACATAAGGAGAAATAATTAAATGTATATAAAAATAACATACATGGGAACTTTAGATGGAGTAGCTGGGATTTGGTGCGGCTTCAAACCCGAGGAAGCAGTTATAGAAGAAGAAAGGCAAGTTTTATATCCAAAAGAAGGTTGCTCATTGAGGAGAATAGCAACGCAAGAAGTTTTCTCAGCGGTATGGTTAAAAGACGAAGACAGACAAGAGAACTACGAGGAGATCCCCATGGAGCATAACACAGATTATAATGAGCTACATCTTACGAGGGGAGACGTTTTTCGTGGAATACTAAAAGCTAAAGGAATAAGAAGGAGTCAGATAAGGTCTATTATAGAAGCTATGGCAGAAACAACAGAAGAAGAAAAGCTTGCTAAGGAGATGGCTCTCATCGACTTTGACGAGTCTCTCCATTTTTACAGGGCACTTCCTATTATAGACAAATTAGGAAAGCAACTGGGAATAACACCTGCTCAAATGACCGCTTTCTTTGTAACGAACGATTACAGGAAATTAATAGGCTAGCTTTTATTACCTATTAAATTTTAAAAATAGAAAAGAATATAGACATGTCTCAAGTAACAAATGTTCAGCAAGTAAAATTAAATATAATGACGGAGGAGCAATACGGTTCGATAATACCCAACCCTACGGAATTCTATGTGATTACGGATGCTCCTGGAGTAACGTACGCAGAGGTAATAGCAGCCCTTGGCTATACTCCTTATGATTCTACAAACCCCGAAGGATATATTTCAGGAATTACAAGTTCTGACGTAGTAACAGCCCTAGGATATACTCCTTATGACTCTACAAACCCCGAAGGATACATTTCAGAAATAACTTCAGATGATGTAACGACAGCTTTAGGTTATACTCCCTATGATGCTACAAACCCCGAAGGATATATTTCAGGAATAACTTCTGCAGATGTAACAGCAGCTCTTGGATATACTCCTTACAATGCTACAAACCCAGAAGGTTACATTTCTTCTGCGGCTATAGCTACCTTAACAGATGTAGAACTAACCAATGTAGCTAATGGACAAATTCTAACCTATGATTTAGCTAATAATACATGGAAGAATACTTCAGCGGCTCCGACTTCTTGGGGAAGTATAACAGGAGATATTACAGATCAGACAGATTTACAGCAAGCTTTAGACGGGAAGCAAGAGGAAATAACAGGCGCGGCTTCTACAATTACGGCTTCGAATTTAGCTCTGGATAGAGCCCTTGTTTCGGATAGCAACGGAAAAGTAGGAGTAAGTTCTATAACTGTTACTAAATTGAACTATTTATCTGATGTATCTTCTAATATACAAGTTCAGTTAAACTCAAAGCAACCTTTGTTAACTTCTGAAAATGCAGGTGCAGGAATATCTATAACAACTGAAGAAGGGGTATTAAAAATATCTAATACTCAGACTTCTGCTGAATGGGGAAATATCACAGGTACTTTAGCTGACCAAACAGATTTAAAAGAGGCTCTGGATTCTAAAGCTTCTGTGACCATAAGAGACTGGTCTGCAGCATAGTTGATTATATTCTAAATGTGTATAAAGTACACTTATTAAAAGGAATACAAGACAATGGAAGTTAAAAGAATAAATTTTCCTGTAAGCTTTGGTATATTTAAAGCTAAGCAAGTTACTAAGTATGGTTCTCACGTTATTGGAGAGTACAAAGGTTACAATATAGAAATATATAACGATACGGTGGAAAATGCTAAGCTGTTCTATGTATCAGATTCTTGCTTAAAATGGGTAAAAGCTAAGCTGATATATTTTTCTAATGGTGAGAAAAAGGAAATAACGAAAAATAGAGCTCATATAGATATGTACATTTAGTTAATTAAATTGTTATTTAGGTTGAATGGGAAATTCTATTCAAAAGTAGGTATAAATTATTAAATTTTATGGTAGGAGTATAAAAACAAGATGACCATATTATTTCCATATTTATTCGGAGGAGACCAAGGTGGTGGGGGCGGCGGAACCGCAAATATAGAAGGTAGCGCTCTTATTAGAGTAACTACTTCCGAAGATAAAGCTGTGATAAGTTCAAAGTCTTTTGTATATGAACAAGGAGTAGCTTCAGATACTTGGGTAATTCAACATAACTTAAATAAATACCCTTCCATCTCATTAGTGGATAGTGCAGGAACAACGTTTTCAGCAGCAACAACCTACAATGATTTGAATACGTGTACGATATCAATGAATGGAGCAACAACAGGAAAAGCTTATCTAAATTAGATAGTTAATATAAAACAAAACAAGAAAAGGAGAAAAAAAGTAAAATGGTAGCAATGTTACAGTATACACACATTGACATGAATGGAAATGAAATTCAGAACGTCAATTTACAAAATTTAGCGGCAGCTCCCGCGTCTGCTAGTGCAGGTAGATTTTATTTCAATACTGTAGATGGCACAATGTACGTTTTCGACGGTACAGAGTGGAAAGACGCTTTGAACCAAGGAAAAATTTATACTTTTACAACACCTGGTTTAACAGAAAATGAAGGAGTAGTTACACTTGATATAGCTACAGCTTCAACAATTGGTGGCGTTAAAGTTGGTACAAACATCGCAGTAGCAGCTGATGGTACAATTAGCGTAGCTGATGCTTCAACAACTGCAAAAGGTTTGATTGAAATAGCAACTGATGCAGAAGCTCAAACTGGAACAGCTGAAAATTTAGCAGTTAATCCGAAACAGTTAGCAGCAGCTATTACAGGTTTTATCAAATTAACTGACCTTTCAATTGCAGCTGGTTCTGGTAATTATTTGGCTTATGATAATACAAACGGCCAATTCAGTGCTAAAGTAAGCACAGCTCCAGCAACAGGTGATACTAACCTTATCACATCTGGTGGTGTATTTACTAATACAGTGGCTAATGTAGAAGCTAAAGCTAATACAGAAGATACAATTACAGTTACTAAAAACGGTGTAGCAACTGATATAACAATTGATAAAGTTGGTGAAGCTGGTACATTGACTGGTTTAACAGCTACAGTAGCTGAATTGAATTACGTTGACGGTGTAACTTCAGCTATCCAAGACCAATTAGATAGCAAAATTGGCTTAGATGCTATTTCTATTGACACTGGTTCAACTAACTACTTAGGCTACGATGCAGCAACCGGTAAAATTAGTGCAAAAGTAGACACAGCTGTAACAGCTGATTCTACAAACTTGATTACTTCTGGTGCTGTTCACACAGCTATTGATGCTGCTATTATTGGTGGTGTTAAATATATTGGAACTTGGGATGCTACAGGTCAAACAGACTACTCAGGCATAGCATTACCTGTTAAAAAAGGTTACTTGTACTATGTATCTGGTGGATCTGATGTAACTATTGGTGGTATTACTTGGAATGCAGGTGACTACTTGTTAGTTAATGCTGACGTAGCTGCTGGCGGAACATTAACAGACGTAGCTAAAATTGATAATACAGAAGCTGCAGACATTGTTAGATTGAATGCAACTCAAACATTAACTAATAAAACTATTTCAGCTAATGACAACACAATTTCTGATTTAGCAGTTGCTAACTTCGGTTCTGGTGTTATCCAAACTGCAGTAAGAGCTGATGGTACAGCTACTGATACAGCAATAGCTACAGAAAAAGCTGTTAGAGACTTAGTTGACGGTGCTGTTGAAGGCATGGTAACAGTTGACGGAGTTCAAACATTGACTAATAAAACTGTTGATGCTGATAACAACACAATTTCTAACTTAGAAACTGACAACTTCAAAGCTGGTGTTGTTCAAACTGAAGTAAGAGCTACTACAACAGCTTCTGACACTGCTTTGGCTTCTGAAAAAGCTATAGCAACTGCATTGGCTGATAAAGTAGAAAAATTCACAGCTATAAACCCTGCATTAACAGTAAGTGGCGGTGTATGTACTTGGACTATAGCAAATGCTATTGCAAGTGCTGATGTTCAAGTTGTTCTTTACAGAACTTCAGACAATGTTCAAGTTAGAACATATGTTGAAACAGGTGCTAACAATATAATTGTTAAATTCAATGCAGCAGCTGATATTGATGCTGGCACATTCAAAGCTGTAGTTCTTGGCTTATAATTTCAATTTTAAATTGAAGAAAGAACTAATTAAATTTATAAGTATGGGGGATTAATTTCCCCCCATACTTTGAATAAAAAAGATTTGAAGAAAAGAAAGAAAGAGAAAATGGTAGCAACACCTGATTACGGATTAAGTACAGACGCAACACTAGGTGGAAATAACCCTAGTGATATAATAAGCCCTTCTGAGAAAGCTATTAAAACCTATGTAGATAACCATGCTGGAGGAGGGTCTGAGTGGGGCTCCATAACAGGAACTTTATCAGACCAAACAGATTTACAAAATGCTTTAAATGAGAAGCAAGATCAACTTACAGCCGGTGAAAATATAACTATAGAGGAGCAACAAGAAGGGTGGACCACGGCAGTACAAGATAGTAATTTAGGTTCTCATAGTTGGTCAGCTGTAGCTTATGGTAATAATAAATTCGTAGCATTAAGTGACCAAGGTTACATATCAGTTTCCACAGATGGTGTAACTTGGGTACAGGCAGAAGTTCCGTCAAGTAGTTTTGAAACTGCAGCATTTACTTCTTTAGCTTATGGTAATAATAAATTTGTAGCTATAGGTTATTCTGGTTATGTTTCAACTTCTACAGATGGAACTACATGGACTACAGCTGTTCAAGATAGTAATTTAGGTTATAATAGTTGGATAGGAGCCCTAGCTTATGGTAATAATAAATTTGTAGCTGTAGGTTCTGATGGTTATATTTCAACTTCTACAGATGGTACTACATGGACTACAGCAAGTAGAAATTCTAATTTAGGTGTTACTGGAGGCTGGGATTCTTTAACTTACAATGGAAATAAATTTTTAGTTGTAAGTTATCGGGGTGATATTTCAACTTCTACAGATGGTGTAAATTGGGATTATCCAACCTCTGTCTTTGGCACTACTAGTGGAGAGTGGAGTATAGCTTATGGTAACGATAAATTCATAGCTATAGGCATGGAAGGTTACGTTTCAACTTCTACAGATGGAACTACATGGACTCCAGCAGTTCAAGATACTAATTTAGGTGATAACAGCTGGTCAACTATAACTTATGGTAATAATAAATTTGTAGCTATAGGTAACAGTGGTGCTGTATCTCAATATTTAGTAGGAGGCACTATAATTTCTGCTACAGGTGGTGGAGGTACTTGGGGTTCTATAACAGGTACATTGTCTAGCCAAACAGATTTACAAGCTGCACTTAATGCAAAATATGATAGCTCTAATCCTGCAGGTTATATTTCAGGAATTACAAGTTCTGATGTTACAACAGCTCTGGGTTATACTCCAGGTACCGTAAGTTCGGTTAATAATATACAACCTGTAAATGGAAATGTAACTTTATCAATACCCGTAGTTGACCAAACTTACAGCTCAATAAGCGCTAATGCACAGTCAGGTGTAGCAGTAGCACAAGCTTTAACAAATAAAACTTTAGTAATTATGAGAGATTGGAGCGTATCATAATGGGAATGTATTTAGGTGGACAAAAGATAAGCCCTATTGTAACAGTAGGAGCAGGTATAAATAACCAAGATAAAACTATAACAGAAAATGGGATATATACAGCAGACGAAGGATATACTGGTTTAGGAGAAGTTAATGTAAATGTACCTTCTGGACAACCAGTAATTACAGAGTTAAATGTAACTCCTACAACTTCTGCTCAAACAATAGTAGCACCTACTGGTACTGATGGATATGCCCCGATTAATGTAAGTGCAGTAACTGCAAGTATAGATAGCAATATAATTGCAGAAAATATTAAAAAAGATGTAAGTATTTTGGGTGTTGTTGGTACTTTAGAAGAAGGTGTAACTCCTACAGGTACTATAAATATTACACAAAATGGTATAGTTGATGTAACAAATTATGCTAATGCTAATGTAAATGTTTCTGGTGGGGGTGGAGGCTCTACTACTGGGGAATTCTTAGTACAAGTTATTGATTATGACGGCACAGTTTTAAAGAGGGAAAGATTAAACACTGGTGATACTTTTACATTGCCTTCTCAACCTTCACATACAGGTTTAGTATTTCAGACATGGAGTTCTCCTGTAACAATAAATAATAATACTGTAACAGTTACAAATTCAGATATAACCATAGGTCCTGTATATACAACAGCAAGTGGGCTAAGTGAAATTGATATTACTTTAACTACTGTTACGGGTTTAAGTGTGACGTTAAATTCAGATGGCACTAAAGACTGGGGTGATGGCACTACAGACACAAGCACAACGCATACTTATGCAAGTGTTGGGAATTATACTATTACTTGTGATGGAACTATGACTGTCCCGTGGGGTAGTGGTAGTTTGTTTGGTTGGTTGGCGAATTGTTATGTAAAAGAAATAAGATTAGGAAGTAATGTAACAAGTATAGGTAATAGTGCTTTTAGTGTTTGCTACTCTCTTGCAAGTATTACAATACCAAATAGTGTAACAAGTATAGGTAATGGTGCTTTTGCGAATTGTTATTCTCTTACAAGTATTACAATACCAAGTAGTGTAACAAGTATAGGTAGTAATATTTTTCAGTATTGTTATTCTCTTGCAAGTATTACAATACCAAGTAGTGTAACAAGTATAAGTAGTGGTGCTTTTTCGTATTGTTATTCTCTTACAAGTATTACAATACCAAATAGTGTAACAAGCATAGGTAGTAGTGCTTTTATGTATTGTTATTCTATTTTAGAATATGATTTTTCAAACCATACAGTAGTACCAACTTTATCTGATGCAGGTGTTTTAGATGGGATAAACCAAATTTGTAAAATAAAAGTACCTGCTTCTTTAGAAGTAGAATGGAAAACAGCAACAAACTGGTCAACTTATGCAGATTATATAGTAGGAGTATAAAAATTATGATAATACAAGAAACAGTAACAATAAATGATAAACAATTCAAGCATACCTTCTCAGATGCTAATTATTATATACAGAAAGAAGGAACTGAAGAAATTTATGTAGAAGCTTTTGATATTCTTACTTCTACATTCACCTATGTAGAAACAGACAAACAAATTCCTCATGATGATAAGGATGAGTTAAAACTTACTCGTGGTGATGTATTCAGAGGTATACTTCAAGCTAAAGGTGTAACTCGTCAACAATTGAGAGCAGTAATAGAAGCTATGCCAGAAGAAACAGAAGAAGAAAAATTAAAGAAAGAACTTGCCCTTATTGATTTTGATGAAGCATTATATTTTTATAGAAGAAATCCACTTATAGATAAAGTAGGTAAACAACTTGACATTACAAGTTATCAGATGACAAGATTCTTTGAAACTAATGATTACCATGAGTTAGTTAAGTAAAACCTTATTAAATTCTAAGATAGAAAAGGAAAAGTTTTGACATGGCACAAGATACTAATGTAGAAAATTTAATTATAAACAAGCTTACAAAAGCTCAATACGAAAGTATAACAAACCCAGACCCTACACAGCTTTATTTTATTACTGATGAGGTAATTTCTTCAGCTGATGTAATAAATGCTCTTGGTTATACTCCTTATAATGCTACAAACCCTGCTGGTTATATAACATCAGCAGATTTACCAACTAACTATGTTACAACTGATACAGCACAAAGTATTTCTGGTAGGAAAACATTCTTAGGTGAAAAAGCTATCTATTTTAAGCAAAATTCAACGAGTGATAAATTAGGATTTACTTTATATAATCCATCTAATACAGAACTTGGAGCTTTAGAATGGAGACCAAATACAATAGGTAGTAGTGCTTTACTTGCTTTGAATTGTCCACAATCAGGAAGTAATTATGTAGGGTTCAGATACTGGAGTAATATCAATATTGTTGCTCCACGACCAACGACTGACGGTATTTACTATATACCAGTAAACGTAACAGACGGAACAAACACCGTAACTGCAAATAATAACGGAACATTAAACATAAGTTCTTTATTACCTGATGTCAGCGATATGGCAACGCAAACTTGGGTAACTAATCAAGGCTATACAACAAATGTAGGTACTGTTACATCTGTAAACAATATACAACCTGATGCAAGTGGGAATGTAACATTAACAATTCCCGATACAGCAACTTGGGGTAATATTACAGGAACATTATCTAACCAAACAGATTTACAGACTGCTTTAAATAGTAAGTTATCTAATAGTGGCAACGGTGGCAATCGCTCTTTAGGTATAATGGGTACAATTACAAGCTCTCGCACTGAAGGTACTTGGATTGGCTATAATTCTGAAGCAGCTAATTGGTCAACTGCTTGTGGATTTCAAGCTAAAGCAACAGGACAAACTAGTATAGCTATTGGTTGGAACGCAAAAGTAACAAGTACAAATTCAATACAAATCGGTTATGGTACAAATTCAACTCCTAATACTTTAAGTATTGGGTTTAATAATACAAGTTATACATTGTTAAATGGTATAACAGGCTTAATACCCGATGCAAGAATTTCATCTGATATTGCAAGAACATCCCAAATACCTACCAATAACAATCAATTAACAAACGGAGCAGGATATATCACAGGTATAACTTCAAGTGATGTTACAACTGCATTAGGCTATACCCCGTATAATGCAACAAATCCAAATGGTTATATTACTGCAAGTGCATTAACGGGTTACGCAACGGAACAATGGGTAAGTAATCAAAACTATGTCAATAGCACGACATTAGCAACAACCCTTGCAGATTACCAACCGTTATTAGTAAGCGGTACAAATATTAAGACATTAAACGGTAATTCTATTCTCGGTAGTGGTGATTTGACTCTCGATGGATTACCAAGCCAAACAGGACAAAGCGGGAAATTCTTAACAACTGACGGAACAGATGCAAGTTGGGCAACGGTAACAATACCTACACCTACTTATGATAGTGTAAATGAAAGGATAACGTGGTAATGGCATTAAGTAATAATAAAAAATTTATAGTTTATATGCACACGTCACCTAGCGGTAAAAAGTATGTTGGTATTACTTGTCAGAAACCCTCTCATAGATATGGTAAAAATGGTAATGCTTATACTAGACCAACTAAAAAAGGTTTAATAACTTATTTTGGTAAAGCTATATTAAAGTACGGTTGGGAAAACTTTACACATGAAGTATTATTTGAAGGTTTAACAAGAGAGGAAGCTTGTATAAAAGAAAAAGAGATTATTGCAGAATATGATTTAATGAATACAGATAAAGGTTATAACCAAACCGTAGGTGGTGATAACCATTCTGTTGGAGAAATAGGTAGAAAGAATTTAAGCGAAGCTCATAGAGGACAGAAGTCTTGGAATAAAGGAGTTCCTATGACAGATGAAGCTAAAAGAAAATCAAGTATATCTCATAAACTTAACCCTACTAAGCATTTCTTAGGTAAGAAATTTACAGAAGAACATAAAGCTAAACTTAGAGAAGCTTGGGTAAAGAGAAAAGAAAAAGGTTTAGGCAGTTGGTCAGAAGAACAAAGAAGTAAATATATGGGCACTATGGCTAAAACTCCTTACCGTCATTCCGAAGAAATACGTAGAATAATTTCTGAAAAGAATAAAGGAAAAATAATATCAGAAGAAACTAAGAGGAAATTATCAGAGAAACTTAAAGGGAGAAAGCTTGGAGAAGAACACGGCAAAAAGGTAAGAGAAGGTATGCGTAAGGCAAAAGAACGTAAAATGCAAGGAGAAATAAATGTCTGATGTCAAGGAACTTAACATAAATAATACAACTTATGATATTAAAGCTAAAACCGTTGTAGATAATAATGGTACTAAGCTTTCTATGTGGTCTGGGACAAAACAGGAATACGATAATATAGCAACCAAAGACCCAAACCAATTATATTTTATAGAGGATGATGCAGATACAACTCTTACATTATTAGAGTTGTTATTTCCTGTTGGTGCTGTATATTTTGGCACAATGAGCACTTGTCCGTTACAGACTTTAGGTATAGGCACTTGGCAGGCATTACCACCTGATAAGGTTATACAGATTGCAGGTACAAGAGGTAGTGTTGGTGATACGTTGAATGAAAGCTTGCCGAATATTAGAGGAAAATTAGGAAACTTATCAAGTGACCAATCAGCACAGTCAACAGGCGCTCAATCATCTGGGGCTTTGTACTGGAGCAATACTCAAAGTCCTACAGATACTGGTGGAGTAGGTACTAGGTATGGTTATGACCCAATGCTTGATGCATCTCGTTCATCATCCACCTACCAAGACAATGCACCTGTACAACAAGATGCCTACTTACTTAACGGTTGGAGGAGAATAGCATAATGAGTTTAAAATTAGGAACACAAGAAAAGCACTTCTCAATATATAAAATAACTTGTATAGTAAATGGTAAGGTTTATATAGGTCAAACAAGAGGTTCTATAAAATCCCGTTGGTATGCTCATTGTAGGAAAGATAACCCTTGTAGGGTACTAGGAAATGCTATAAATAAGTATGGCAGAGAAAATTTTATCATAGAAGAAATAGATAAAGCATATACAAAAGAAGATTTAGATAATAAAGAGATATATTGGATAAGTTATTATAATTCAACTGATAAAAGTATTGGTTATAATATTGCTAAAGGTGGAAGTGTAACAGCAGAAACTCGTAGAATTATTTGTCTAAATACAAATAAAATATATAACTCTATTGTTGAATGCTGTAAAGAACTTAATTTAAAGCCAAATATGGTTGGTAGTGTATGTGCAGGCAGAAAATACTCTACTAAAGGTTTAAGATTTGCTTATTTAGACGATAATAATAAACCTAACATATCTTTATTAAAAGATAAGTATATTATAAAAAAAGTAATGTGCTATGAAACAGGCATTATATACGATAGCTGTTTAAAAGCTTCTGAAGAATTAGGTTTATCAAGAAATGCTGTTAGTGAAGTAGCTTATGGCAGAACACCTACAGCGGGTGGTTATCACTTTTTCTTTTTAGATAAAGATAATAAACCTATTATTAATAAAGATTTATTAAATAAAAGAAAAAGATTAACGAAAGTAAGATGTATAGAAACTGGCAAAATATATAATTCTCCTAAAGAAGCTAGTGAAAAGACTAACACATATAAAGAGAGTATATTTCAGTCAATAAGAAAAGGATGCAGAGCTAATGGATATCATTGGGAATATTATAATAAGGAGGTTGCATAATGTCATTAAAACTTGGTAATACTCCTATAGCGGGAATAAGTACACATACAAATGTAAATGCCCATAGTTTATTTGATTGCAAATGGGCAGACCATAAGCTAAATGAGATTTCTTGGTTAGAGGCTTCGACATTTTCGTGGCAGTCAGGGGATGTATATACATCTGCTTATAATCACCTTGTAGCTGATTTGCAAGGTACTACTGCAGAAACAGAAACTATCGGAAGTTATACGGTAACATTCTATCGTGCTACAGACGGGCATAAAATATGTTTAGCAGACCAAGAGCAAACTGTATTGAATATCTACAATACCTACGGTATAGCTTGGTATTATATTCTTGATACAACAAATACTCGTTTCAAACTACCTCGTACAAAATATGGTTTTGAAGGATTGAGAACAAATGTTGGGGATGTTATCTCCGAAAGTTTGCCTAATATAAAAGGTAATTTTGGGGTCAGGGCAGGTGTTGATACGTATATATTCAGCGGAGCTTTAGGTTATAGGAGAGGAAATAACAATACGAGTGTAGTAACTAATAGCAACTCAACACAAGATGTACAAATAACTTTTGATGCATCCCGTTCATCATCCACCTACCAAGATAACGCTCCTGTACAAGAACGTGCAACGCAGATGTACCTATACTTCTATGTTGGGGATTATACTCAATCCGCAATAGAACAAACCGCAGGATTAAATGCGGAGTTGTTTAATGGTAAGGCTGATAGGGATTTAAGTAATATTACATCTATTGCCCCTGTACTTGGTATGTTACAAAATACTGATAGTTCAAAAGTAGGATATATAATAAGTGTTTTTATAGCAACAGCAAGCGTATATGCACCTTCGGGTGGGAAATGGCTTGTATTAAAAAACGACCAAACTGTATTAAATACAGCACAAATGTATGAGCTAGGTGGAGTTATTGGTGCTAAAGTAGGAGAAATTATAAATGGTGGCGATTTAGTCGCTGACTATACTGCACAGGCTCAACAATTTAATGTTGGTTTAAATGTAACATTGTTAAAAATTCAATAGGAGATAGTATGAAAGTATTTTCAAAAATTATAAATGAAGAAACAAAAGAACTGGATTGTATAGTATGTGGAGATATACCTTTTGAGGGATATAGTGAACTCGAAAGAGAACAAGCCTATAATGGCAAATGGTATTTAAAAGGTTATGCACCAAGCGAAAGTGAAGAAGAAAAGCACGAAAGAATACAAAATTATTCAATGACACGTTCAGATTTCTTTGACGGCTTTATAATGGCATTTAATTTAGGACAAAGTGAATTAAGAGCTATTGTAGAACAAATCCTCAACAGCATAAACATAACAGACGTAGAAATAAAAGTAGCACTTAATAACTTTGATAACGCTCTTAATTTCTACCGCAAACATACATTATTTACTTTGCTGAATGGTGTTGAAATTCCTTACGGTAAAGGTGTCGATGAAGAATTGGTTTTGGTATTCACCTCAGATATTTGGGATAAATTCTTTGATACAAAGGATTACAGAGAGTTGAGAAAAGCTATAAAGTCAAAACCTATACCTGAACCTGTTGACACAGACAGCGACAGCGATAGTGATACAGATACAGATACAGATATTGACTCGGATACTGATACAGACGATGATAACTTAGAAGAAATGGAGAACTTATAATGAGTGAGGATATAAACGTAGGTGCTATTTCTGAAGCATTGAATAATAAAATGGATAGAGATAACCTCAACGCAAGTGATACAGGTACAGCCGTTGGGGGGGGGTGGAGCTTTCCCAGTGATAGTTATATAGATTTTACTTTTCCTGCAAATAATGACGTTCTTACAGCTCCTGCAAATGGTTGGTATAATATTATTAGAAGGGTTGGAACAGGCGAGGATAATGAGAGATATTTACTTGGTGAAACAAGCACAGGATTACACATTATAGAATGTGGTTCGACAAATTGGCATGAACTTTGCTTACTAATACCAGTCAAAAAAGGAGATACGGTAAAGATAGAGTATAATGCAACAGGTGAAATTATGAGAAGTAGATTTATTTATGCAGTAGGTAGTGAACCATAAGATAAAGGAAAACAAATGCACATACAACCAATACAACCGAATAAACCTCAACCGAGTTTTGGGATATTAAAAGGTATTATTATTCTACTAATGCATGAAAATAAATATTCCTATTAAATTTTATAATTAGAGAATAATAAGAGATAGGAAAAAAAGTATATGGCAAACTTATATAGTGGAACAATAAAGTCAAACGGAAGATATATTGACCTTGCTCAAGCAACAGGTATTACTTTTGTAACAGGAAATATTTATCAGATTCAGTTTTATAATAAAGGTTATATAAGAGAAGGAATGAGTAATGATACTGGATTTTATATTTCTTCTATAGAACCTTTTAGTTTGAAATATACAGGAGATCCTATATATGTTCAAAGTAATACAAATTTGCAGATAAATATAGCTGAGTAGAGAAAGAAGATTAAGACATGGATAAATTTAATTTACTTATAGTATTACTTCAGGCTTATCAGAATGCTTGTAAAGATTTTCATTATTTTTGTACAAGTTATGCTAAGCACTTATTGGCTGATGAAGTAAATGATGATGACTTATATGATACCATAGATGGTATAAAAGAAAATATATTTATAGCTGAGGGAAAAGAACCTTTAAAAGCTAGAAAGTATGCTGAAGCTATAGCAAAGGCAACTCCTGAGCTTAAAAATTCAGATGAAGAAAATTTAAAACAACTTAATGAATTTACAAGAAGAATTAGTAATTTAGCAAATTCTTTGAAGACAGATATGAGAGCTGGAAATGTATTGCTTGATACAATAGCAGATAAGATGGCACATGCTAGAACTCTCCTTACAATTGAACTTAGAAAAGCTGGAATTTCTGAAGCAGCTGATATTATTTCTGAAGAAGTAGATAAACTTATCTCTGAAGCTGAAGAAGTTATTAAGGTAGAGCATGACCATAAGGCAGCTACAGAAACCCCTGTAGATAGAAAAGAAGCAAAAAGAACTCCTATTAATTATGATAACGTAGCTAAAACTGTCAGAGATTACGAGGAAGAAAACTTACTTGTAGCTGAAGAAAGTACATTAGATAGAGTAACAAAAAAATTAGGATTATAAAATATGGTAAAATTATCAGAGCATTTCACTTTAGAAGAAATGATATTTAGTGAGACAGCAAAGGCAAAGAAAATTTCAAATAAGCCTACAGAAATTCATAAAAAGACTTTAAAACATACTTGTCAGTATTTATTAGAGCCTCTCAGAAAGCTGTTAAATGATAAGTATAAAGAATATAAAGGTAAGAAAGTAAGAGCTGTAAGTATTAAGATAACTTCCGGGTATAGGTCCGCAAAGTTAAATGCGGCAGTTGGTGGTGCTACTACTTCTGGCCATATCAAAGGGGAGTGCGCAGATATAGAGGCAGTTATAACCTATATGAATGGGGTAAAGGCAGTACTTCCTTTTAATGAGTTATATGAAGATATTAAGGTATGGGTTAAAGAAGGGGAACTTTCTGTAGACCAATGTATACAGGAACAAAATTCAGCGGGTGCAAAGTGGGTACATGTTTCACTTCCGCAACAAATTCGCGATTGTAGAAAACAGTTCCTGAAATATAATAAAGGAATGTACTCTATGGATTGCATTTTGAAGTAGATATTTTAAATATATTTCCAGTGTAATTTAGCTGCAGTTTTACGTTTTCCATTGCAACATTCGTGAATATGAGTTGTACCATACTTTTTACTAGCCTCCCTGGAAGAACCAAATATTTCTTGGGTTTCAATACACAAGACTTTTTTAGACTTACTATTATTGGCTCCTGATTTTTTAAAGATAATATCAGGGGATTGTCTTTTTCCATAGTTGGGGTGCTTTTCACCTTTTAGAGCGTTACTTATTTTTTTACGTGTTTCTTCGCTAAATTCTCTCCCTTTTAAGGCGTTACTTATTTTTTTACGTGTTTCCTCGGAATGAGTACGCCCCATGTTAATTTTTCTTAATTTTTCTTTTGTGTCTTCAGAGCATGGTATCTCTTTGTTCCATGGAATCTGACCTTTTTTAAACATGGTAGGAGCGCACTTTTCATATTGTTCGGGAGACATTTTCTTTCCTTTGTTTAGTATACTTAGTTTTCGTTTTGTTTCTTCAGAATGCTTCCTTCCTTTAAGTGCTATACTTAATTTCTTTTTTGTTTCGTCACTTAGAGTTTTTCCTTTATGTGATTCACTTAATTTTTTAAGAGTTTCTTTGGAGGGGTGCGTTCCATACATTGGGCTATTTATTCCACTTTGTTTCCCTTTGCGTAGCATACTCAATTTCCGTTTTGTTTCTTCTGTATGTTTTAATCCTTTGTGGGCAGCAGAAATTTTACGTTTTGTTTCTTCTGTATGCTTTCTTCCGTAGTTTGGACTTTCAGGTCCTCGTTTCCCTAATAGAGGATGTTTCCTTCCCTTTAATTTTTCTTTTATTTGGGGGACAGCAGAAAAAGAAAGTCCTCCATAAGTTAGATTATAACCGTGGGCACTGTCTGAACTTTGATAGTATTTTATTAATTTAATTTCCCAAGATGACGCTTGATTGGCTGTTAATCCGTGTATAAGAATAGTATGTTCAAAATTTTCCCATCCATACTTTTGAATGGCTTGATAAAAATAGGGGTTACTTTTGTAACCTTTTCCGTTATTCCATCTTATTTCGGGTTTTCTTTTTGTAATTCCTATATAGATTTTATTATTCTGTTTATTTCTATGTTTGTACACTGTGTACATAATTCAACCTCCCAGTTGTGAATCCAAATAAAGCGTGGGCAGGTGGTTGGATGGTCCACTTTTCATGTAGCTTTCATTAGCCCACGCTTTATAATTTAATAATTTAAGTAGGTCAAACAACGGAATGTATTCTATGGATTGTGTACTTAAATAAGCTTTTTCCAAGAGAACTTTTCTTTTTATTAAATTTTATGTTAAAGAAAGGAGTTTTCTGGAATTGGCTATAAGTGTTTATAATTTTTATAGTAATATAAAAAGTGCGGATAACCCCTTTTTGCAAGTACTGGAGAATCCTACTTTTTATATTTTGGTTAAGTTAAATGGCAAGATGAGAGAGCTTGCTTTAAAAATGTCAGGGGACGTTAAATGCCCGCCTATTAAAGTGGCCGGGGATTTTGAAATAGAAAGTTGCAGAAATTATCTTGTTATAACAGACTACCTTATGGGAGAATATGGGGATAGGGTTAGAGAAAGCTGGGGCCTTTCTAAAGAGGATTTCAGGGAACTTGTTTTTGAACTTTATTTTTGTCTTGTTAAAGAACACAGTAAATGCGGTATATTTAAGAAGGCACTTTTAATATTATTTGGTATGTGGAAATTTTTTGTAGGAAAGGTTATAAAATGCTAACAGGTGGGTTGTTTGAAGGTCTTGCAGCTATAGCTATTGCAGTAGCAGGTGGATTAGTAATAATAGGTCAATTAAAAAATAATGCAGAAAGGAATGCAGCAGATATTGAGGCTATAAAGACAATGATGCATGAATTTCAGGAAGATATGAAAGCCATGATAGTAAAAAATTTAACCGATGTTAAGCAGCTTATAGAGTTAAATAAAGAGAACCAGAGAGATGCTTTAAATAGGGAAATTACACATATAAAAGATATGATAGCCATGACTTCCAGTGAGACAAGAGAAGATATAAAAAGGTTGGAAATTAGACAAGATCAAGCGAATCGCGTAAAAGAGCGACTTGCATTAGCTGAGGCCTCGTTACGTAGTCTTCATAAAAGGTTAGATATAGAGCCTCCTATAAACTTGCATGATAATAATGATTAAATTCTCCTTATAGATAGGAGTTATTTATGTGTAGATTTCTTACAGGAAAAGCAAGACTTCAGCAAACAGATAGAAGGCGTGTATGGAAGCTTTTAGATAATGAAGTTTATAAAGCGGATGATGGTAAGTTATACTTAGCTCCCAGAAATATGTACACTGATAATTACACAATTCCTATGTTTGCAAGTATGATAGCTGGGTCCCCTGTAGACTTTGACACAAGATGCTCGCACATCCACGACCTTTTTTGTTGTACAAGAGAAGCTCTTATAATAACTTTAACGGAAGAGGAACTCAAAGAAAAAGGGTATTGGAAGTACTCAGCAAAGTACAACATGTGGGTATGCGAAGATATCCCTGTAGAGTATTTGGCAAAAAGAAAAGTAGGAAAATGGGAAACGGATAATATGCTTTATCAGTGCATGAAAGCGGCTGGGGTTCCTTTATTTAACCGTATTGTTATAAGGTTAGGCGTTTGCTTTAACATAGGATGGCTTATAGACCTGTGGAAAAAGAAAGTTTTTGAACTAGAGTTAGATAAAGTTTATGAAGAAGAATATTGGAGAGAGCACGTATATGGAAAATGGTTATAAAGAAGTAAAATACTGTAAAAATTGTTTTGGATTAGAACCTTGCCTGTGTGATAAGCATGACTATGTGAAAACATGGGAGTTCATATATTGGGTATTTAAAAACTGTAAAATGTAAAGAACTGTTAAGGAACCACTTGACAATAATGCTTTATACTTTTATAATTATAGATATATAGTTGTCGGAGCTAACATAAACTGTTAGTGCAAAAAATAAGCTGTATAAGTACATTTCTAGTACAAGTACAGCTTATTTTATTGAAAACCTTGCACTTATTGAAAATATATGATAGTATAGAAGCATGGCAAATGAAATAAAAGATAAAAAATTTAAAGTAGAAAAAGTTGTGTATTATAATTCCCAAAAATTATGGGGTGTAATTGGAATAACTCCTATGGATGACTTAGGAGCATTAGAAACAGAACTTCTTAATGTGTATGGTTCTATAAGTGCTTGCGGAAGCTTTGAAAAGCCTTTTGAGGGAGCCGAGGTGATAATATCTGGAGATGTTATTGTAAACCCTCAGTATGGCAAGCAGATTTCTATAAAAACTCTACAAATTCTTCAAGATACTTCTTCAAAGGAGGGTATTATAAATTACCTGGCCAAGAGTAGTATTGAGGGTATAGGTGTTCAATTAGCTGAAAAAGTATATGATATGTTTGGAGATGACTCCATAGATATTGTATTAAACCAGACTGAAAGACTTCAAGAAGTTTATGGTATAGGGAAGAAGACTGTAGCTAAGGTAAAAGAAAGTGTTGATTTCTTAAAAGCCCACGAGAATACTATTAAGTATTTAACACAAATAGGTATAGCTTATAATACTATAATGAAGCTTATAGATGAATTTGGGGAAGATACGGTTTCTATTATTAAAGAAAACCCATATGAAATTTTAGAAGTTTCTAAAGAGCTTACATTTAAACAAGTAGATGATATATTTATAAAGGCAGGAGGGAATCCTATAAGTCAATTAAGACTAAAGGTAGCTTTCCTATATTTATTGAAGCAACAAGCTATGATGGAAGGCTCCACAGGCTGCTTAAGAAGTTCTTTAAGTAAAAAGTTTTATTCCCTATTAGATATAGCAGGTTCTGAGGATTATTTTGAAGCTACTATGGAAGAATTAGACGAAGAAAAGAAGATTGTACTTGGATCTGGCATATATGTGTACTATAAAGAATATTTAGATGTAGAAAGGTCAATAGCTGAGAAGGTGAAGTCCTTGAAGAAATGTTATATGCCAAATAAGAAAATAACAGAAGACGTAGTGGAAGAGGAAATAAAGAATTTCCCTTTTGAGTTGAATAAAGAACAAGTGAAGGCTGTGCATGATTGCTTAGATACAAATATAGCAGTACTAACGGCTGGTGCAGGCTGTGGTAAAACAACGATTACAAAGGCACTTTACAGGATTTATAGTAGGTGTGGCTTTAATGTTGTGCTACTGGCGCCCACTGCAAAAGCTGGGAGAAGGCTGGAAGAGTGCACTGGCGGTACAGCTCAGACGATTCACAAGTTCTTGAAAATGACAAAAGACGGAGACTCTCACCTCTATGAAGATTATATAAAGGATACGGTACTTATAATAGATGAAGCTAGTATGATGGATATTATCTTATTTAACAACTTGCTTAAAGGAGCTACAATGTCCACAAGAATTCTTTTAGTAGGGGATAATAACCAGCTTCCTTCAGTACAGGCAGGCAACGTCTTAGGGGATGCTATAGACTCCGAGAATGTGCATGTTTCTTTATTAACAGACATTATGAGGCAGCAGGAAAATAGCAGTATTATTAAATATTGTTCTATGATAAATAATGGAGAAGTCTTTGAACCTGTCGAGAAACCTGACTTTTTATATGAGGAATTTGGAACTGCTGATGAACTTAAAGAGAAGTTCCTACCTTTATATAAAGAGGAGGTAAAGGCTGTAGGTTTGAACGAAGTTCAAGTAATAGCTCCTTATAAAAAAGGTGAGCTGGGTATGAATAATTTGAATACCATATTACAAAAAGAGATGAATGCTAAGGGTAAGGAAGCTCTGGAAGGTTATAGAGTAGGAGATAAAGTAAGGCATACGCAAAATAATTATAAGAAGGATGTATTTAACGGTGAAACAGGGGTTATTATAGATTTTGACCCTGAAGAAGATATAATGCTTGTTGATTGCGGGGATAGAATAGTTCCTTATAACAGGCTCGACGTGTCAGAGCTTACGTTATCTTATTGTGCTACTGTACACTCCAGCCAAGGTTCAGAGTATAAAGTAGTATTTGTAATATTAGATGATACCTCTGTGAATAGCTTTCTACATATAAGAAGGTTATTATATACGGCTGTAAGTAGGGGTAAGCAGAAAGTTTATATATTGACAAAACCTTACTTGGTAGATAGATGTATAGAAAATAACAGCTATAGACCGAGAATTACAAAGTTGAAGAATTTTTTACAGGAGGTGTAAATGATGAGGACTAAATATGAATTACCATTACTATTATTAGCTTGTATTCTCATAGGTATACTTTGTTCTATAGTTGGAGCTTGTATAACCAGAAATACAGCAGAAGCATCTACTAATCCAGAGTGTAAGATAGTAAGTGCAAGTTATGTCGGAAATTATACTACTACATTAATAGCGTGTCCTGAAAAAAGCTATAGGTGCTTTAGCTATACTGCAAGTTCTTTCAGCTCAAGTATTTCTTGTGTTTCTACAAGTAGGTAAGGTGATGTAAATGTTTAGAAATGTAACAGAGCAGCTTGATTTCAGAGATAGAAAGTCCTTAGATATATTGGAAGCCGAGCTTGAAAGAAGAAAAACCTATGTTTGGAAAACCAAGAACGGTGACTTAATAAAAGTAAAGGACATGTCTACAGAGCACTTAGAAAATGCCATAAAGCAGCTAAGAAAGCATTGGGAAGAAGTGGATTATATACGTGAGAACATACAAGGTTGCATGGATCCAATGGACTACTATGATTAAGGAGAAAAGTTATGCACTTAGAGTTGGGAATGCCTCATAAAACTAATGTATTAGGACAATACCACGTCCATTTATATGCCAGTGATAATGACTATAAGCGGCTTCCATTGATGATAACAACGGTAGCACAACTTTACGAGGCTAAAATAGGAGACGCAGTTATAGAAAAAGAGTTACACAAGATGTTCGAAGCAGGTATACTTTATTGTATGGTAAAGCCACTTCAAGCTAAAAAGAAAACGGAGATGGTATTATATAAGGTTTTTAAGGAGGAAAATTAATAGATGGCAGTATTACCTAATATGATAACAAGAGAAGAATGGTACCCCGCAGAAATGCTTAGTTATTATAATATGTGTGATTCTAAGTTGAGAGAAGCCTTGATTGAGTACACTGAAAGATATGGTGGTGGAATATTAGATAATGTAAGTCTTTCTATAGAAACAAAGACTTTTGGGTTAACATGTATTCCACACTACTTAATGTCTCCAGAAAGTCAAGAAATGGAAAGGCACCTTGAGTATGCAACTTATGGTCATTTATCAGCCCTTAATGAATTTAGAAGGCAGAAAGTAGATTATGAGTGTAAGATAGAGTTAGTATATGAAGTGGAGTTGACTTACAAGAATAGGGATGTGAGTAATACTTGTTGGTATTTTGAGAGATTGAAAGATATACTAACTGAAAAAGGAATTACAGAAGCTGAGGTAGATTACATGGAGCCTATAATATGGTTGAGCGATGAGTACTATGGGCAGCGTCTTAGAAAATTTATTACTATAGATTTCAGTAAAGAAGTACCTTATGAGAAAGCTGTAGCGTGGATGGAAGAATATAGAAAGATGGTGGAGTCATGATGCTATTGGTACTAGAAAGAAAGATAAAAAGAGAAGAAAGTGGTATTAAAGAAAGTTTAGAGGAGGTGTGGGGCTAATGCCAATTGTAAAATGCAAAACATGTGGAAAACTGTTTAATAAAGCTTTAAACAGAATTAAGAAGAGTGCCAACCACTTCTGTAGTAAGGAGTGTCAGTATAAGTTCTTCACTAAGAAAAAAGAGGTAAGGTGCAGCTATTGCGGAAAGAAGTTTGCGGCTAGGAACTGGCAACTTAAGAAGTATAAGGCGCACTTTTGCAGTGTTGAATGTCAGAAAAAGTATGTAAGAGAGGAACACCCCAACCAAGTCCTTCATCCCATAAATTGTAAGTTTTGTGGGAAGCTATTTAAGCCTACTACTGTGAAAAACATTTATTGCAGTCATGAGTGCTGGAGTAATGACTATAAGAAATTACCAAATATTACTATAGAAGAAGATTATGCTATTATAAAAGTAAAGTACAAAGAGACAAGTTTTAATGTTCTCATAGATAAAGATGACGTGGAAAAGTGCAAGAAGTACAGATGGACATTATTAACGAATAGCGAAAAGTTCCCGTACTTTAGAAATAGGGAGGTTGGTCTTCTGCACAGGTATATAATGGATTGTCCTGACGACATGGTAGTGGACCATATAAACCACAATACTTTAGATAACAGAAGAAAAAATTTAAGAATATGCACTTTTAAGGAAAATTGTGAAAATAGAAATTTGATAAACAGAAATTCCAAAACAGGATATACTTACATAAATGTTGGAAAAGGTGGAACTTATGTGGTAATTGTGAAAAAGAAAAATTTAGGAAGTTATAAAAATATTGGAGAAGCTATAGAAGTAAGGGACAATTACTTAAAGGAGATTGAATTATGATATGTTAAGGAATATGAAGAGCTTACAGAGTACTCTACAAATGCAGAGCTCCCTATAGAAACAGCTATAAAAGAGTATGAAAAATATGTAGAATTTAAGAAAGATAAGTGGAAAGGAGCATAAGATGAAAGATAAGAACTTGTTGGCATGGGATGAAATATTAAAGCCAGGAACTCCTTTCTGGACTATAAGTTTTTACCCTGAAGAAAAGGCAGTAGAATGTCCTGTTTGTAAAGGGAAAGGTTACATAAAGCTTGAAGGAAAGACATATCCCTGTCCTGAATGCTATGGAGATGGTTTTATAAAGGAAAAGAAACCTGCAAAGTGGCAGATAAATAAAAAGTGGTGTACTGATTATTGGGTTGTAACAGAAGTTAAGATAACACAGACAAACGAGTCAGATAAGTATAAAGTCATGTATTTGGACGAGTGCAATGGCTTTCCTGCTGAAAAGGTGTTTACTTCAAAGGCAAAAGCCACTAGGGAAGTAAATAAATTGAATAAGGCGATTGAGGAAGAGAAAAATAACCTTGAACTTACATAAAAAAATTGTTATACTTATAAAGTAAAGGAGCTAACAAAGATATGATAAAAGACAAGTATTTCAAGTATTATAACCCAAACCCTGAAGGTCACGAAGACGCGTGTGACTGCATTATAAGAGCTCTTTGTGCTGCTACGGGGTTGGGTTGGTATTACGTTTATGATAAGTGCTGTGAAATAGGCAGAAAGTATGGAAGAATGCCTAATAATAGTACTTTGAAGTTTACAAAAATAAGAAATAAGGAATTTGGTTTGGAGCCAAGAGTTATTCCTGCCCCTAAAAAAGGCGAAAGGTCTATGACAGTACAGAAGTTCTGTGAAAAGCACAAGAAGGGAAAGTACATCCTAAGTGTGGCAAACCATGATGTTGCTGTTGTGGATGGGAAGTATTATGATTTGTATGAAAGTCATGGAAGAAAAGTTTACAAGTACTATGAATTGGTAGAGGTGTAATTTATGGAAATATTGAATTTGACTGATACAGAGCATTTTTATACGATAATTGGGCACTACCTTAGGGAAGGTGACTTACCGAATTCCTTTGTATACGCGTGGTCTGAAGTTTATAGCTATGTTATAAATTTGAATGACTTTGCAGTTTATAATAGAGGAAAGCACTACATTGTTTTTAGATTCCCGAGTGAATTTGCGGATGCTTTAGATGTTGTAAGGAATGAACATAAAAGACTTATGAAAGATTGTGCTCTTCCGAGAGGATTTATGAAAGAACTGAAAGAATTTTTAGATGAGGAATAACTTATGGACGAAGTATTTACATTAACACAGCAGAACCCTACCTCTCGTACTGAAGACTTTGTTTATAGCTCTAAGAATATTTATGACATTATAGACAAGATGTTCTCCGTAGGTTATGCAGAAATACATGATTTTAAAATATATGTGACTTGTTATGACGGAAATTCTATACCTTACAAAGAATGGAGGAATAGAGAAAAATAACCTTGAACTTATAGGGGAAATTTGTTATACTTATAAAGTAAAGGAGGAACGCGTAAATGGTTGCATGCGAAGAAATAAAATTAGACTATAAAGAGGCAGAATACAGAGTATGGAATAAAGAGAAAAAGAAATGGTTTTACCTTGTAGAGCAAAATTCTTCTTTACCTTTATCTCAGTTTTTAATAGATGCTAGTGGAGACGATATTTACTTTGCAATTTCTTTAAAAGATTGCCCTCAGATATGGGGAAAAAGTGAAAGAATTAAATAATGGCAGATACAAGATATTTAGTAAAATACAGACTTTGTGCTTGGGATAATTCTGTAAGACCTGACGTTAAGGCATTTACAGATAAGAAGAAGGCACTTGAATTTTACAAGAGACTGAGATTTGAAGCTCATGCTCAGTACAAAACTGTAACTTTTGTGGAAGAAACTACCTATAAGACAGAAGAACTTAAGGAGATGCTAGGATGAAAGCAAGAATAAGATTTACAAGACCTAATAGTTTAGATGGCGAAAATGCTTTAGTGACTGTAACTGACATGGAAAAGCATAAGGTTGAAGTTACAATACCTATAAAGAACCTTATGCATGCCATTATGGGTGTTGCAGGAGTTGACTGCGAAATGGAAATAGTTGATATTTCAGGAAGGAATAGATAATGACTGTATATTTATTACATGAAAAATTTTATGAAGATAATAACCCTGAGTGGGGCTTAGAGCACTATAATGTGTACCCTTATGCAACACAGGCTGCTCTTATGGAAAGACTTATGGCAGAAACAGGAAAACAGCTATGGGAGATTGAGGAAGCTCTTTCCACAGGAGATTGTAATATAAGTTCTGGAATATGTACTTATGAAGTTGAAGAAACGGAGTTGTTGTAATGATAACAGCCAAAGAAATAAGAGATAAAAGTTATAAGATTGAAAAATGCTGCCAGAATTGTAGGCATTGTTATTTAACACTTGCGTCTACTTGGTGCAACATAGACGATGTAGTCAAAGAAGTGGAAATTTGTGGTACCTGTGATGTATGGGAAGGTAAGTAAGTATGAACTACCTACATATAAATGCAGATAGCACAGACGGACAAAGAGCACCTGTTGTAATGAGAGTCTCCGAGAAAGCTTGGGGCTTATGTGGTCGTTTGGGAAAATTAGCTGAACAGCATAGAAAGCTTGAAAGAGAACTTCTCACAGAACTTGCAGAAATAAATAATATGTCTGAGGATGAAGTTTCTGATATTATGTGCGCACATGACTTTTTGGTAGACGCTGCTGAATATGGTGTAGGTGTAGAAACCTCGAAAGAAATAAGTAGGCAAGAGTACTATAGGCTGAGAGGTGTAGCAAAGCAGGTGGGCTCTATGGAGGTACTTGATGAGTAGACCAAAGAGAAATATAAGAATTCCTGATAAAGTGATGCAGTATTTACAAATGTTTGCAAATGAGGCAGAAACCATATCCGCAGTTGTTGAAAGATATGGGGAAGAAAAATTATTTGATATCGGAGAATTACAAGAAGGACAATGTGAGTCTGCTATTTGGATTGCAGAAAAACTTGTCGAGCTATGTAAAATAAAGGGTAATGTAGATAAGCAATATTTACAAGACGAAGATGATTATTTTTCGGAGGAAGAATAAATGCAGATAGTAACAGAAGAACAGATAAGGAAAGCTCTGGAAGAAGCTGGTATAGAAATAAAAGAGAACTGCTTCTATGAATTAGACGATGGTGGTTTTGGTAAAGTTATTAACTTGCCGAGATTTCGTACCAGACTTCAGATTCACGAAATAGATGGTGAGACAAAGGTTTCTTATATTTGTGGTATAAATAAGATAAATAAGAAAAAGCTGACTTACACAGACAGATATACGAGTTGTCTGCATTGGGTAGTTAAACCTGAGAACCTTATAGATGCTATGTGGCTTGATTGCAATAAGTTTACAGTTATTGAGAACTTAAGAGCTTGCAAGAATGCAGACTTATTTAAAAGAATATTGAAGGAGCTTGAGGAAGATGCTTGATAAATATGAGTACATGAAACTCTGTGATGAAAATTCGGAAATACTCTTACAGAAGATAATTTGCCCTTGCTGTGGGCATATATACAGTACGAAGGGCTCTATTGACATTGCATTTAGCAGTGATTGTGAGGATACAATAAGGTTTAACTGTGAAGAATGTGGTGAGGAACTTGTAGTAAAAGTTTGGGCTACTGAATATAGAGTATCTACGCAAGCAGCAGACGACTACGATAAGGAGTATGCAGAAAGATTGAAAGGAATAGAAGAATGAAGTATATAATTAACTATGAAAATGGATTATTTAAAAGTATTGAAATTGGACAAGAGAATTGTCCAGATATATGTATGATACTAAGAGAACTAATTAAGATGATTTATGAATAACTTTGTTTATATTACAGGAGGTAAAAAATGTTTAAATGTTTATTTGGTAAAGAGGAAGAAATTGATACATGTTTAGAAGGATATGAGCCTTTTAAAGGTGAGTGGAAAACGATAAATAACGAAATAAGATATAAAAAAGATTGTGAAAAATGTCCTAATTTTAAGACTTGTGAAGAATGGATTATAAAATGAATTTATATTAAATGAAGTTAAAAGTTTCAATTAAGTGAAAGGAATTTTGGAATGAAAGAAATACAGATAGAGTGTCCCGCTTGTCATGGAACAGGCTTATACCAAGGAATGTGTGAGCAAGACGGCTGTGCTGTAGTTTGCACTAAATGTGGCGGTAACGGCTATACTACTTTTCAGTATAATGAGTTTACAGGCAAGAAAGTAAAAGAAGGTATAAAAAGAGTTTTTGGAAAGACCTGTGGGATTGTTCATGGCCCTGAAGATTATAAATGTGAAGACGGGGTAGTACTTCATTTTTCACAGTATGGCTGTACCTACGGCGACTGGTTAAATGGAGTTGAGCCAAGACCTATGGAAGAACTTGCGTGTCCTTATTTGTACTACAATAAAGGTATAGGAAGCGAACCTTTGGATAAATGCAGAAAGAATTTAGAATTCGGAATGAGAATTCCCGAATGTAAGTGTTATCCTGAAAAAGATAAATGTTGGAGGGAATTTCATGAGAAAGAAGGAATGTAAAGAAGTGTTAGATATTTACGAATGTTATTGGTATGCTAAATACGGGGAACAAGCTTCTTTTTGGTGTAAATATTACCCTAACTTATGTAAAAATTGTCCACAATTAGAAAAAATTGGAGAAAGAATGGTGGACAGTGAGAAGAAAGGTGCACAATGATAGATAATTTTCATGTAATAGATAGATTTCTACAGTTCGAGAAGGGCAGTTTTTATAAATTCGAACTTCTTGTAAGAAACACAGACGGAGAAAATGACCTTTATGAAGAAGGCTATAGTAACACTAATAAGAATATTTTGATAAAGTCGTGGTATGTTGATTCTGAACTCTACTATGAGAAGATAAAGCATGAGATGATTACACTTGCTAATATAACAGGTGCCCGACTTTATGTTACACTAGACAGGAAAGATAACAGGAAACTTGTGCAGAGCATAGCAGAAAGATTTTTCGATTTGTCTATGAATATGATGAACGGTTCTGAACCTGCTATTAAGGGTATCTCAAAGGCTTTTGCTTCGGAAACTTCCAAGGTTGAAAATTCTTGTAAAGATAAGAGAACTATAATGTTTGATATTGACACAAAGGAAGGCATTGTTTTAGAAGCTGTGGTATGCTATATTAAGAATAAAGGAGAAGTTCCTCATATTTTAGATACAAAGAAGGGCTACCATGTATTTTGTTATAGAAAATTTGATAGTAGCAACTGGGAGCAAGATGTAGTGCAGGCTTTCATAGATACATACACAGGACAAAGAGTGGAAGATATTGAAAGACTCGTACATTTAGTTAAAGAAGATGTTTCTATGAATTTCAACGAACTGGGATTAGTATATCACCCAGAGAAAAGAGACTTATACGGAGACTTATTAGAAGTTGTGCAACCTTACTTATCAGACTTTACAGGTTACGACGAAAAGGAGCAAGCTTTTAATATAGTGCAGGCAGTGAAAGAATTATTAGAGAAGGAAGGAATGTAATGATACAGAAAATAACTAAGATAATATGCGACAATTGCAAGATGGGAATATATGACTGGCCTGTAGACTTGACGTATAAAGAGATTGCTGAGATATGCAAAGAAAAGAATATTGCCATTGTAAGGTACATTGTAGGAAGAAGGCAACCTCTTATTTTCTGTAATGAGGAATGTTGTAATGAGTGGAAAGAGAAAAATGGCTATGAGTAAAGGAACAGAGCTACCAGATTGGAACGGGAAATTTCCGAAAAGATATGGTTGTCAATATCCATATAGTAAATGTGAGTCTTGCTACCACGATAAGCCGTGCGTTCCTGACTATGCAGATGAATATAAAAAAGAGAAGGAGTTATCTTCGGCTGATAAGTTTACTATAGTCTTTTGGTTGACAGCTCTTGCCCTTGCAGCTACTTGGCTTTATTTTATAAAATTCTGATTTTATATTTTGGCAGATTCTGATTTTATATTTTGACAGATTTCTCTTTTCATGTTATGATTAAATTATTATATAAAGGAGAGAGATTTTACATGACTTTGATTTTAAACTTTCTTGGTCAGCCCAGTTCAGGGAAAACGAGTTTAAGTGTTAAGTTATTTGCGAAGCTAAAAGAGCTTAATTTGAATGTTGAGTATTCTCCTGAGGTTGTAAAGACGTGGTGTTATACGGGACAAAAAGTTACTAAGTATGACCAGTATTATTTGTTTGGATCTGAGGTTTACCAGCAGTCACGTTTATTCAATGCAGTAGATATTATAATAAGTGATAGCTCCCCTATATTAGCAAGTTATTATAACTATTATTATAATAAAGGTGATAACTCACTTTCCATGGCATGCCGTGAGTTTTACAGAAAGGTAGCTGAGGATAATATTAAAGTTATGAATTTCTTTCTTCCACGCAAAAAGAAGTACATTGCAAAAGGTAGGTACCAAAGCGAAGAGCAGGCAGATGCTTTAGCAATTGACCTTAGAAATTGGCTAGACAAGGAAGGTTATAAATACGAAGTTCTTGACTGTCCTGATAAAGACAGATTGAATGTTGTTATGGAGTACTTAGGTAAAGAAGTAGGTGATTTGAGTGGACTGGCTTTGGCATAGGTTAAAAAGAATTTTTAGTGTTGTATTTAGTTACGTAATAGCTATATGCAGACTTATTATTTGGACTATATTATTCTTTTTCTCAGGTTTACAAAGGACTCTTTTTATGAGGTCTGAAGTAGCCAGTGTTGATTTTAAAGTTCTACCCTTAAGGTGCGACATGGAAGACACAGACGAGAAATTAGCCTACCTTGACAAGTTATGTCTCGAGAATCCAGACCTTATGCAAGTTGTAGAGGAAGAAATAGTAGAAGATTCAGAAGATGAAGATGATGGAGAAGACGAACAATGAAGATTTTGAAGTTTTATACAGAAACGTGTATGCCCTGCAGAATGGTAGGTAAAATTTTGGAAAAGATGGAATTGGACGTAGAAAATATCAATGCTATGGAAGATATAGCTAAAGTGGATGAATACAATATTTGTACTACTCCTACTTTAATATTTCTTAACAATAAAGGGGAAGAAGTAGCACGAACAGTAGGTCCTGTAACTGAAAGTAAAATTCAAGAAATTATAAGTAAAAACTTAATGTAGTTGTACGATTTTTAACTTACATACTATTTTAACTCCGGAGAGGCTTCAGGCTTCTCTTTTTCTTTATGGTTGACAATAAGTATAGAAAGTGATAGAATAGAGACATGGAAAAAGAAGGGAAAGTTAATGAAGTTTATTGTTAAAGGTTGTCCTAAGCTTGTGGATTCCATATATGCAAGTGGTAGGGAAGAGTATAATGAGTGTGGCAATTCTGTAGATGACGAGAAATGTCAAGACGTTAAGTTATGTCCCATAAAAGAAGTAGTAGAAAACTTAATTAAGGTTGTAGAAAGTGACGTTTGCAGCAGATGCGATGGGTGCGGCTATGAGGATGGTTGCATGGACAGCTGTTGCGGAACTTACCAAGCATATAAAAGTTTAGAAGTATTAAAAGTAAAGGTGGTAGAATGATGAATGCTGATGATATCGTAGCAACTATATTTCTTATTGTATTAGTATTATTTGGACTAGTGTTAGTGTCTTTGCCGTGGACACTTGAACCTATAGCATTTCACTTTAATAAGAGTGAATGTTCAGTATGGGTAAATTACAACATGGTTTATAATGGTTATTGTCATTTTGTAGACGTAACTCCTGTAGGTGAGTATGGAAATTCCAAAAGAGTTTCTATTTATAATGACGTTAGAAAATGGCACCAAGTTAAAAAGTATATTTCCGAAGATGTTGAAATAAAAGAACCTGTATATGAGGATTATAATAGTACCAAGCTTGTAGAGGTTAAGTAAAAAAACCTTGCACTTGATTCTCAAAAGTCGTATAATGTAAGTATAGAAAGGACAAGTTAATGATATTAAAGATTTTGTTTATTATATGGGTGCTCGCAGGGACTGTAACGACCCTCAAGGTGGCTTATGCGCTTAGTACTCCTGAAGCATTTGAAAAGTTTGAATTTGAAGTAGAAGATTATATTGAAGATACAGGATTAGGAATTTCACTTAATACTGGAAAGATACTTTTCTTTCTAGCAGCTTTTGTTTTTGGTATTATCTTACTTCCTATAAACCTTTATGGAAAGTTAAAAAATAAGGAGAATAAGTAAGTGTTTGATAAGTTCTTGGTTATAAAATGGGATTGGCTGGAAGAAGCATTGAGTGATAGTGAGCTTAATGACTTATACAGCTTGCTTTCTAAAGCGACAGAAAATAAACCTGAATATAAGTATTATGTTGTTAATACTGATGAACCTTATGTTGATAAGATTAAGGCTACAGTAGAAAAAGGGGATAGTAAAATTTCCAGAGCTGAGCTACTAGAAAAGTTAAAAGAGTTATCCCAGTTAAAGGATACAGAATTAGCCCATAGTGAGGCTGACGAACTTATATTAAGTTATGTAAATGACCCAGAAATTGAAAAAGCTTTCGAGGAGGTTCCGTCTTGGCTCGCATAAAAGCTCTTATATTAATAGTTTTAATATTAGTAGGAATTTTACCTTGCTTTTCAGAAGCTGTTTATGAAAGTAAAGAAGGCTTCTATATTGATGCGAGAGGACAGATTGATGGTAATTATATTAAGCCCCCGCATCCTGAGAATATTCCTAACTATATGTATGCGAATGAGACAGTAGTTCCTTTTGATAATTACTACGAAAAGAACATAGAGGGTAAAAGAGCTAAAGGAAATAAGCTTGAAAGAATTCCTAACTATAATGCTAACTTTAGTGAAAGAAGAGCGCATCCTTACACACATGATGAGTACGTAAATGTATGGTGTAGCGGAGAAATAGGAGTTAATGGAGTTGATTGTGTAACTCCTGAGTATGCTATTTCTTTCTTCCCCGTTGATAGATGGTCAAGAGCTATTACAATAGCCGCATTACGGGCTAGAAAACTTCCACAAAAAGGAGCTGCCTTCCTATATGTAGAAGACTTTGGCGCAGACGCAGGAGATATTTACGAGGCTAAAAAGTGGGCTGACATGTGGGGTGTAAAAGTTTTCTTTGGAACAATAGATGCAGGAATTCCAGACAGCTGGATAAGATAAGAGAAAGAAAGAAGAGAGATGAAAAACAGACAACTTTATAAAGCAAATGCAGGTTACTATTCAGAGGAAGATAAGCAGATATTACATTTCCTTAACGGCTTTAACATGGCAGAAAAAGCTCCTTAAGAAAAAAGCAAGCAGGAGTGGTCTTTTGCAGGCCGTAGAAGGTATTTGGGAAAAATAGAAAGGAGATAAATGTGAACAACGATTCCAGACTTCCTAGAAAGTTAAAAAAGCAGATGAAGAAGAATGGAGAGTGGACAGTTTATAAAGAGAAAGAAAGGCAAAAGAAAGAAAAAAGAGACAGTATAGATGTTATATTTACACGAGATTATACTAATAGTCACAAGACTATTAGGAAAATAATAAAAACAGGTAGGTAGAACAAAAAAGAAAGGCAGCAGAAATGAAAGAGTTAAGTTTAAAGCAGAAGAGTACACGTGACTTAGTAAGAAGAGTAACACCTGTAAAGCGTATTATAAAGGATTGGTTTTTCCACGCAGGTATGAAATTTCTGCAAGGGAAACGATTAACTGACGAGCAGGAGGTATTCTTAGAAGAAGTAACAGACTTCTTCATGGAAAATTTAGACAATATTGATGTAGACAGATCCTATTTGGATAAAATAGACTTAGGACCTATACAACTTCCTAAAAAGAAGGATGCTGAGGTTTAAGCTATCTTATTTAACTTTTTAATATTTTCTTTTATTAACTTCTCAAATTTCTCTTTAAGCATACGTCTTAAGAGGGGTTTGAGAGGTTTTAGTATGAATGGAAGTTTTATATTTTTAAATACAACGTCTAAGATTTCTTCTTCTTTTTGCTTAAAGCTAGGTGAGTCAAAGAAGCGTAGCACAAATTCTGTGGCAGTTTGCACTTGCTCAGTAGCTTCATCCTTTATTGAATTCCACAGAGTTTGAATGAACTGTTCTTTTCCTTTTTGAAAGGCTTCTTTAACTTTTGGAAGTAAAAATGTTTTGGCATATGCTAATAAGTAAAACCAAGTATTTTTAAAAATTTCAATGAGTACTTTCTTGTTCATAGCTAACCTCCTGTTTACTTATAATTTAATAAGTTTGACAGCTTTACAAAAAGATGATATACTTATATTGTTGGGATGAGAGAAGAGATATGTTAAGAAAAATAAAGAGCTTACTGGATATTATAAAGTACTTTTTTAAAGATGAAGAAACCTTATTTTTGTATTTATTGGAGAAAAAGGCTGTCGGCTGTTTAAAAGACTGTGAAAAGCTGGAGATTTGTAATACCGAGGAGATAGAGGACTTAATATTTCACATTAGAACTTACCATGATATTCCACGTATGTTAAAAGAAACTGAATATTCTGACTTAAAGAATGAGACACTTCCGAAAATTATGAAAAAATACAGAGATAATGAGGCTGAAATAGAGGACGTAGAAAGATACGCAGACTTTTTAACTGACCTAGAAACACAAAGAGCTCTTGAGAGAGACTATATATTTGAATGTGCAAAAGTATTACCTTTCGGATTTAAGTTGTGAAGATTTTTGAAGTTGCTTTCTCATTAAATTTTTAAGTGTAGAGAATACAGTTCATAGGAAAAGTAATGAGAACACAAGGGGTAGCAAAAGGTATAGCTAACTGGATAAATAGAAGTAAAGGGGCACAGAAAGTCCTAAGGGGCATTAACAGAAACCCAGCTGTATTCTCTGCAGTTGTTTCATTTGGATTAGCTTCCATTTTACGACCTGCTGCCATAGGTATGTTACCTTTTAAAAATGATAGAGATAAGAAGTGCTCACAAGCATCTGCTGTATCTGCGGGGTTAACAGAACTAGCAGCTACTATAGCTATATTTATCCCTTTGAATAAATGTATAGAAGAATCCTCTAAGTCCCTTTACAAAAGTAAAGGGACTTTTTTTGAAGGTAATAATATAGCTCTCAGACAATTTAAGAGTGTTACGAACAGGGGAGCTAAACTAGCATTACTTATCCCCATGAGTCTAATGAGATTTGCTCTGGTAAAACCCCTTATGGATAATTTGTTTAAAGATAAGAAAAAAGAAGAAAGGAAACTGGATAAATGGGCTTAGTGGTAAATGCATTAAATAGATTTGCTAAGTCCAATGTGGGGACTAAGTTATATAAGTGGGCTTCAAGTGAAAAAGGACAAAAGTGGCTATGTGAAACTCTTCCAACCTTAGAAACTATAGCAGCAACTTCGGCCTACGTGTACGCCACTGAAAGACAAAAGCTTTCCAGACGTGAGAAAAATGTTCTACAGTGGCAGAATATTTTACCTGCCTTAGTAGGTATTGCTGTAGGTTCTTATCTAAACAGGAAAGTATTTAACTTTGGAGATAGCATTATAAAGAATTTGAAACCTGAGAAAGTGCCTGATGCGCACAAGATTATGGGAGCTATAAGAGTAGCTACTCCTATATTTACTACAGCTCTCCTTATGAGATTTTTATTACCTGTAGTTACAGCTTTTCTTTCAGGTGAGATTGAAGAAAGAAAAGGAAAGAAAAAGCTAGATATAAAGGCTTAAGAACCTTGCATTTACTTAAGATAAGTAGTATAATGTAAGTATGAGAAAAGGTAATGTTTTCGATATAGTTTTAGGAGCAGGAATATTTATAACTCTCACTACTATAGCTTTTATTAAGAAAGTTGTAAAAGCTGGAAGGATTCCAGAGCTTTTAATAAGTGCCCCTATAGTCGTAGTTTCCTATTACTTGCTCTGGATGTACAGGGCTAATTTAGAGATATGGTATTTTTTAATTCCAGCAGGTGTTTTTTATGCTTACTGGTATTATTTGTTTTCTATAGAGAAAATAACTTCCCCAAGGGCTAAAGACTGTTGGGCTGATAGAAGCTGGTGGTGGACGCTTGATGGATGGCAGTTTGAAATAGAAGTGGCTGAAATATTTGCTTTAAATGGATATAAAGCTGAGGTTACAAAAAAGACAGGAGACGGTGGAGTAGACATAATATTATATAAAGAAGGCAGAAAAATTCTGGTACAGTGCAAACACTATAAAGCAGCTATAGGACCTGAGGTAGTAAGAGCCTTGTGGGGAGTAAGAGAAGATTTTAATTCCCAAGAAGTTATTTTAGTGGCTTCTTCAGGTATAACAGAAGCTTCTAAGAAATTTGTAAAGAATAAAGCTTTTAGAGTTTATGATTTAGAAGATATTATAAGGATGGGGCTAAGACCTAGTTATCATAGCACTTCACAACTCCCCTTTTAATTTCTTTAGCTAGGATCTCTCGCCAAGAAGTCTGGCTTTTAACGTCTTCTATTAATATTCTCTTTCCGTATTTATATGGGATGTAGGCATTATTTTCGTTATTATAGCTGAACGGACAACATACAACGCGAGTTTCCCCGAGTATATAGTCAGCCTTACTATGAACGTGTCCGTGTGCCCACAAACGTATTTGCGGATGGTCTATAATAAATTGGTTTAGATTACTTGCAAAAGCTGGGTTAAGCATGCTTCCTTTATATTCTTTACTTATGGAATAAGGAGACGGGGCATGGTGCGTAACTATAATAATAGGTTTATGCTTATATTCCAGAACTTTTTCTTTTATGAAGTTAAGGGAGTAATGAAAAAAGTAGGCGTGGTCGTAAGTTGTAAAAGGTCTTATTTGACTTTCTGACCTCTTCTTCATTTTTATTTTCCAAGTTCCGTCTGGGTTAAGGAAGTATTCTCTATGACCTACAACCATTGGTCGCCGAAAGTCGTTCATGTTTTGCTTAGCATATTGCATAGCTTCTTCAATATGGTCTTTTCCATATAGAGCAAAGTCTGTGTACAAGCAAGTCCCTATTATCACTATTCCTTTATACTCCTTTATGGAATTGGATAAAAACCTCACATTTCCCATAAGGTTTTTAGAAAGTTCATGCATTTGGTTATTTTTTGTATTTTCTACGTGCGTAGTGCTGCCATATATAGGGATATTTTGTATTCCGTCAAGTTCTGGATGTGCTGAGCTATACCCAAGATGATTACCGGCCACTATAACTCCATTTTTAATGTAGCTACGGTTCCAGTTAATACAAGTTACGGCGTCTCCTCCTGTGTCACCGCAGTTAATAACAAAGTCATCCCCGAAGTTAAACATATAGTTATGTTCACGGTTATAGTCAGCGTGGATGTCACTAATAACTCTGATATATTCTGATGTGTTGTCCACAGCTCTCGCACGTGCAAGGCTCTCGTCGTATTCTACCTCTATAATAAATTTCCTATTGGTCTCACTTTCTAGGCGCTTCTCTTTATCTTGTATAAGTTTAATAAATTCTGGAGAATATTTCTTAGCTTCAATTATCTTAAGCTTATAGACGGGTTCTTTTGGTACGCCTCGTTTTCTATAAGATATGTATGATTTAACAAGACAAAGCTCTTTCGCCATGTCTATGAGTCTCTCGAGGCTCGTAAATGTGCCGTTGTCCTTTACTTCTATTTCCATGAAATAAGGTCTCATGCAATGCTCAAAAGTATCTCTATTCACAAAAGAACATTTGACGCGGTCTCTAGCGACACATTTACGTGGGATTCTTTGATTTTTAAATAGGTCAGTTATAATTCTTTGAGATGGGTAAGTAATAAAGCTCGATTCCTTTCCCATTCTTTTAAGTTCCATAAGAGCAGCTTGAATGTTGCATGTTCTCTTTGATTTTTCTTCAAGTAATTCGAGAGCACTTATAAGCTGCGACGTTTCTTCAGATAAGGAAGGGAGGGAGCGTGTGTGCTTTTTAATAGTATCCGTAGGTAGCGCAAATAATGAACTTAAATACTGTAACTGATTAGTTCGTACGTCTTGATACACGGGACATATTATCTCTACCTTAGGCATATTGAGAGGGTCTTCTTTAGATGAGCAATATGTACGGATATCTTCTATTACTTTAAATAGTAAAACCAGAAATGAAGCATATGTTCCTAAATTCAAACCTACAATTGGCTGGATACGTTCACGACCGTAGGAAGGGTCAGCAACAACCAACTTAAACGGAGACTTTTCATATTTACGGCATAAAGACATTAGGAAGTTTTTAAGTATTACTTCTAATTCAGCTTTAGAAAGAGCCTCCGTAGTTGTGGACATAAGGTCAGCCATGACAAAGAAAAATTCTCTAACCTCTATATTAGTTTCTCCGAGTTCAGCACGTGCTCTAAAGTAATCTGATAACCTATACAGTACCTCGTCTAAATTCTTGGAAGTATTATAGATTTCAATAGACGGGTCGTGTATATTGGTGAAAGTAAACATAAAAGACTCGGGATTTTTTATGGAAATGTCACCTTTTTTAAGACTACTAAGTACTTGTATAGCTTCTTTTTTACCAAAATATTCAGTTAAATGATTTTTAAGCTTGTCTGTAAATTTTTGCCAAAATAGTTTCTTTGTCTCTTTATTGAGAACAGTGGTATATCCCACTTTTTCTATAAAAGGATTTGGTGTCATTAATTTCTCTCTATTTCTTCTACTTTAAAAGTACATACTCCTTTAAGTTCTGGATATGCCTTTTCAATTTTAGATATAAACTCTAAAGCTTCTTCCTTAGTTTTACAAATTCGTATATTAGTTGAAATGCCAGATTCCGTGAATATTTTGCGTACAATATAAGAATTCTTCTTAGAGGTTGTATCCCCTTGTATTTTGCTTTTAATATTTCCTAAACGGGTTGCAATTTCACGATTAAGGTATTCAGTAAGACTTTCATTATTAGGATCAAAGTCTTCCGCTGAGAATACAATTACCTCTTTATTTGCTGATTTTGTTGACTTAGGACTTTTTAAGTTTTCATCCAAAACAGATATTGGATTTGCTTCAAGTTTAAAGCTAAGTAATTGACGTATGTCAAAAGTGCAATCAATAATTTTTTCAGAAATTTTTGGCTCTTCTTTGACTTTCTGAAGTTCAAAACAAGAAGCTTTCAGGTTAAAGCACGAGGTATGAAGAAAGTCTAATTCGTAGTCTTCCAGTATAGCATTAAGTAAAGATATTGTAGCAGAAGGACTGATCATAGCTGCTTCTCTTATAAAGTAAACAAAAGAACTATTGATTATCTTTTTACGTTCTTCTTCTTTATCTATACTTAGTTGAATTGTTGTATTGGTCGAAGCTAGTTTAACAGCCTCTTTTAAGTCTGCTATAGATTTTTCTATCCATATCCAAACAGGAGTTTTGCCTGATAGGGTTTCTAGGTATATTTTATCAACAATAGATTCGTCAAATTTAACAGACTGCTTAAAAGCGTCCATTAGTAGTGGAACGTAGTCTTTCTCTACTTCTTTTAAGACTAAATATATTCTATACTTAATGTCTGCATCATGAGCACAGGTGCTTAGAACATAAGCAACCTCGCCCTGTAATGCTGCCTTTTGTAAGTCTGTTAAATTTTCTTCGATTGACATATATCTTCCATTCTATTTACTTCACTATAAGTTCTTCAATTCTTCTAAACTCTTCAGCAATTCCGTCCTTAGTAAAGTGTATTATGAATTTTTTTAGGTTCTCTTTAATAGAGTCAGATTTTACTTGGGTAGGTTTTTCAAATAACTTAAAAAGTCTGTAACCTGTAATAGAATCTGATACACTTGTATGATTTTTATTTTCTATGTCTTCATGTATCATTAGTTCCCTGTTTATAGGTTTACAATGGAACTTATAGCACTTTACTTTTTTCTTAGCTCCTTTTTCAATGGTAACATATCCAGTATCTTTAAAGTCCATAACATCACCTAATCTTTCATTTTAGTTAGAGTTTCTGAATTTAAAGATGAGCAAATAATGTATTTTGCGGGCGGTAACGCAATGTTTCCGTGTTCCCTATGAGTGATTACAAAAGGACAATCAATATCAAGAATTTTGCAATCATAATGATTAGAGCCCCAAATAACATTCTTGAGAATTTCAGGAACATATTCGCCCGTTGACAAAGTGAAGTTGCTTCCTTCAATAGGAACAAGTCTATGGTCTCCTGTTAGTGAATCTCCGTCTTGAAGAACCATTCTGTCAGTAGGATTAATATTAGTAATCAAAGGCATTGTTCTCTTGAACTCGTCTGTTAATTCCGACCATATTAATAAGTCACCTTGCATTACAGGTAATGTTGGAACAGCAGAAACAATAAATTTATCTGAAGGGTTCTTTGCAACTATTTCTACTAATTCCTCAATACCACTTTTAAAACTTTCGTTTTCTTCCAATGTTTTTCTGAAAATCTTTAAAACTTCTTCTGTACTTACTTTGTTCTCATTTCTAAAGATAGTAGTTTGTAACATAATTTTGTCCTTTCATTTTATAATTTAATCTTAACAACGGATAACAGGTTCACCTTCAGGATTACTTCCTAATGTATTTAAGTGCCACCAAGCTTTACTATAACTTTCATAATCATCTTCTTTAAAGTAATCCGATATCTTTAAGTTAATTAAGTTAAGCCTATTATAATAGATTCTACCTGTACTACGGCACACATATCTGATATAAAGGTCATCATTAAAAGGTGAACGATATATTTGATAAATGTCTCCTCTAATATTTGTAGAGGCGAGTTGTATCATACCTTCTTTATCTAAGTCTATTTTAGTCTGTAGCCATTGCTTAAGGTCGTTGCTTGCAATTTCTGAATTCAACGTATCTTCTAAAGTTAAGTTCTCAAAGTCAGCAAACTTAGAGTCAAGAAGTGTTACATTTCCTGATTCTACACGAGGATCTTTATGATTCAATTTCCCTTGCAATGCAATGACACATTGTAAAACGTCGTTTCTAATATAAGCTAATCCCATGTGAGTTATTTCTGTATTATTTTTAATAAAAGTCATACGGTCAGCGGTGTTAGTTAACTTTGAATATTCTTTAAATTTCCCTTTAGGTGTACAAACATCATCATAAAAGACAACTTCTAATGTTAAGTCGTCGTAGAACGAGTTAATCTTTTTATCTAAAGGTATTCTTACTATAGTTCTTGAATAGTCCGTTGAATGAGTGGCTTCATAAGTTGCTTTTTGATTTTCCATGTTTGCATTTGTTAGGTAACGTAAACCTTCTTCTAAGAAGCTCAACTGATACCTCACAGATTGATATTCACCTGCATCCAAGTGTTCCATATGTATAAAATCGGATAACATCTTATATCTTTTTTTATACTTATCTATTTTTTCTTGATATTTTTCGTACGTCTTATGAACTCCTGTGAGTTCGTCAGAACCTTCTTGAGCCATGTAGTCAAGAAATACCTTGTAACAGATGTTGTATAAGTCTGATGATGTATAACGTTTTGCTTGCATTTGTTCTCCTTATTCTTTATTATATCAATTCTTCCTAATGTCGTCAAGTTTTACTGTTATGGTTTCATAAAAGATTTCCCCCAACCCTTTTTCTATAATAGAAAATTCCAAGTTAGGTATAGATAGGTATGTTTCTTTTGAAAATCTGTCAGTTCTTAAAGAAATTCTGCTACCTAATAAGTTTTTGATTTCTCTGTTGATGTCGTCACCAAAGGTAATATGTGAAGTAATATAAGGCTTTATAATTTCCCCTGTGTGTAAATAAGTTTTCATAACCTCATCCGAGACATTGTGATTAATATTTTTTATTAGTTTACCTCTTAAGCATAAGTTATTGCTATACAGGTATTTTCTAAAGTTATTAATTTTTTCAGCTTTTTCAGCTTTCTTTTCTTGATTTTGACAATATTGGTCAGTAAGTGGCTTTCTGCTTTTTAAAAGAACAGATATCTGCATGTCTTCCACAGTCATGCCTCTGTGAATTTTCATGTAGTCAAAGCCACCCTTTTTAACAGGTTTCTGTAACTGCTCTATAATATATACGATAGCTTTTAAAAGAGCTAGTACAAAGAATATAGGGTATGCTACAAGGATGACTGCTCCTTTGTCAGCTAAACTGCGAGTTACCCACTTCATGTCTTCTTCTATTATTTTGAATGAGCCTTCCAAGATGTCATCTCTGTAGGGAGAAAAGCTCATGTCATAATATGCCATTTTATCTCCTGTTACTATTTCTGCTTACTTCTTATATTTATATTGTACCAAAGATTCTACTTAATTGCAAGGTTTTATTGTAGATATTTCCTGTAACAGTCGTAGCATAAGATATAGCCGTCTGTAAACGGATTAAGGTCTCCTTCTCCTTCTACAATAAAGCACCTGCCTATTTCATAGTCGGAGTAGTCAAACTTATGCTTTCCACATACAGAGCAAGGGAATGACACGTTCAGAGCTTTCATAAGTTCGGGGATTGGAGCTTTACCTAGCATAGCATACTTATCCAGTTCAGAAACATGGGATGCACGGCTTTGTGATAAGTTACTACATTGTGTTTTTGTTGTAAAAGAAGGGTGAAAGCATTGTTGAAAGTATTTGACGGCTTGCCATCTACCCTTACTTTTAGTTGTAGTGAAAGCCACATATATTAAGTCGGGTTCATGCTTGAATGTTATTTTATAGGCTTTCTTACTGTGCTGTGCTTTATATAAAAGTTTCTCATAACTTCTTTTGAAGTCAGCAAAAGATTGCCCACTCTCTGTTTGAGGGGTTTCTTCTTCCTCGTATTTAGATAGGTCTATATCAGAGAATGGGTTGTCTTTATTTTTATTACGTCTAGTTTTGCGTCGCTTTTTTGGCATTTAAAATATCCCTTAGGCATTGCACATATCCGCCTGTAAAAAGGTATTCTGCGTTGTCTTCTTCCGTTGCGGATTCACCTTTTAACTTTTCTTCAAGTTGCTTTAATTGTACTTCTTTTTCTACAAGTAGATTTGAAAGTGATGTCATGTATTGGGAGTTGGCTTGCACTAAAACAGAGTTAATTACTCGCCATGCCTCTACTTTCTTCGCCATATCTGCTTTTGATATTTCTTTTTCTTTCTTAGAGCCTAGCATAAAAATTCTCCTTCCTATTTATACAACTTAATTGTACCATATTAGAAAGGAGATGTCAAAAATAAAGAAGTTAAGTAGTAAACTTTTAATAGTTGCCATAGCCTGACGCTATTTTTTCGGGGAATGTAGCGAGTTGGTCAAAGTTGGGCATCTGCTCTGCATATCTCTGTGCGTCATAAGATGAGTATGCCTGCACTTGTACACCTGTGCGTGTGCCGTCTGTAGTCCAGTATTCAACAACGTATGTATCCATAGCCATAATTTCATTCTCCTTTATATTTATTATAACATTTATTTAAGTACATTTCAAGGTTATTTCTTAAAAAGAAGTTCAGAGCCATGTTCTGACTCTGAACATGAATGTTGGGAGTTAAAATATACTTATTAATTTTCTGTGTAGGATTTATCGTCTCTTACTCGATTTTTTACACGATTCCAACACATTTTGTAAACTTTTTCATAGAGCTTTTCTTCACCTTCGTCACGTCTTCTTAATAGGTCGTCTGCTACAAAAAATGCTCTCTTTTTTCCAAAGGTAAAGAGTACGTCGTCTCCGTATTCCTTAACCAGAAGTTTGTGATTATAGATGTCCTCATATTCAAAAGCTATAAAAGCTCCTGCTATAACTCTATACATGTGTCTTTCTTTGATTTCTGCGAATTCTTTTTCTAGGTTTTCTGATTTCATCATTTATCTTACCTCACAAACTAGCTGGTTGTCAACTTTAATTTCAAAATTCTTCATAAATTTTAACTCCTTCATTTAACTTACATATTTATTATAGCATTTTCTATATTGGATTGCAAGGTTTATTCCTGCCATGCTAATGTTGTGAGAAGACCTGTATAATTATTATCTCTTGTAATTTGTGAGTCTCCGTCCAGTATGCTATTGAGATATCTGAAAAATTCGTCTCTGTAACCTTCTAGGGAGAATACGAGACTTTTTTCAAGTTCTTCTAAAGTTCTAATAACTTCACCATACACATTGTAGTTTGTAGGTATAGCTCCAAGAATTACGAGACGTACCATGTCTTCCACTAAGTCCTTACGTTCTTTCGTGTTTTCTGCATCTGTGTTGAAAAACTGCATTTCCTTTTTATGTAAAGTCCTGTTTAAAATTTGTTGTTTTATTTTTTCCATGATTTATCCTTAGATAATATATTATCCATTTCTTACCGTTCGGGCATATTTTAGATAATATATTATCTGATTTTTATAAATATGCTAGTTCGGGAATATTATAGAAAGCGGAAGTAATAGCCACTATCTCCAAGTTTTCTGTAGTACGAGAGGATTTCTCCTACCTTATAATTCTTTTTGTCTTCGTCTCCTACTGCGTCCATATCTTTGTCATTAGATTCTGCAACTTCTTTCGTTACAACTTCTACAGAGCAACAAGAATTCGGTAAGAATTTGTCTTTATCGTACATAAGGTAGAACTCGTCATAAGCCATGTCTATGCCAACAAGAACACGTCTTGTGTGCGAAATTTCCTTTGAATCCTGCATGAATTGTTCATTTAAAGGTTTGCCGTCTAGCATAGCTTGTGTGTCTTCACCTTCCAAGTATGCCTGTCTTTCTAGGACGTCTAAGTTTTCAGCAATAGCTTGTGCTTTATACAACATTTCTTGTACTTCGTCTCTTGCAAAAAGTTTGTCAACTTCTTGTAGTTTTTCTACGGCTTTCTCAAAGTCTGTTTCCATGTTTATGTCGCAATCCTGTGAGTCTGTTAGGATAAGGTCAATTTCAACTTCATGGTCAAGTTCCTTCAACCTGTCATTAAGCACTGTAACTGTTGAGCATTGATAATAACGTTCGCATTGTTCACAGTTATCCAAGATTTTGTTAATTTCAGATTTAGATGTTTCTGAAAAGTCCGTGCTATCCTCATTTCTAGGACATAAACTTTTAATTTCTACTGCCATGATTTTAACTCCTTTATTTCTTTAACTTACATATACATTATAACATAAGTTGATTTTAATTTCAAGGTTATAAGCCTATTTCTCTGATAAATTCACCGTCAGTAGTAAATTCTGCCATGCTTATAGTAACTGTATTT